TTAATTTGAAATTCAGCACGTTTATGAATATCACCACATAATACCGTTTCCAAACCATCAAACTTTTCAATCTCGTAAGCTTCTTCACCAAACTCAAAACCAAGATCTGTTTTTAACCCTGAAATAGGTCCGTGAAATAATCCAATACGTCTACCATTTGCTTCAGTGATTTCTGGTGGTATATTTCCCTGATATTGTGAATACACACACCAACTAACATTATCATCCTCATACACACCCCTGTCTCTATAATATACAATGTTTGGGTTATTCAAAGAATTAATAATTGGTGTAAGTGCGTCCAATCTTTCAGTGTTGTTTACCAAAAAGTCGTGGTTACCAGGTATAATTATTGTTTTAGCAATGTTAGAACATTCAGTTAAAATCCAAGCAACGAACTCAATAAGTTCAGGTGTCATTTGGTTTTTAGAATGAACTAAATCACCCGTAAAAATTATACGGTCAGGAGACAATTCTTTCCATTGCTCAATCGCCGTTTCTAATATTGAACGGTATAAATCGTGATCCTTATATAATCTGATATGTAAATCAGAAAAGTGAACTAAAGTTTTAATCATTTTAATCCACAATAAAGTTTATTTAAGTCAAATAATATAAGACATTTGTCATTATATTGAAAATCTCCTTCAAAACAATTTTCATTAATTAGATAAATTGGTTTAAATAAAAATGGTTTTAACATTAAATTTATTGGTCTCCAATCACCATTTTTTATGTCTACATTATATTCCCATTTTGTAAAAGAAGTTGTTAACAAATATTTACTGCCACTACGAATTATGTTTTTTATTGTTTTTTCAATATTTTCATAATCAAAATGACCTAAAATGTCTCTAGCAAAAATTAAGTCTACTTCGGGTAGATCGTCTTCAGTTATATCTAAAACTTTAAATTCATAATCTTTAAAATTATTTTTGTTGTCCTCAATCATATTTTCCACAATATCAGCACCAATATAATGGACCTCTTTTAAGTCAACATTATTCATCCAATTAAAATCCCCACATGGTATATCCAAAACACTTTTAATGTTGAATTTTTTAAATACTTCTGGTAGTTCTTTTCGTATTGTTTCAGTGCTAAGCAATTCAGAACCAAGTCCTGACCTACTTTCGGAACTAGTCCAAGAATTACTTTCGTATATTTCAGTAAATACTTTTTTTAAATTAGTCATTTTTATTATTTTATTGTTTTATTGTTTTAACTGCTCTAGCATTAATATGACCTTCTTTTAAGGTTATTGCTATAAGTTTGTGTGTAAACACTTGCATCCAAACATAATCAGAACTATACTCTGTAGAACTCCAATAATTAGTATTAACAAAATTACCGATAAGGTCCTTATTTTCATACATTTTTTCTAATTCGTCTTTAGTTGGTAATCTCCAACCTTTACCTAATTCTTTACACTCTCTTTTAGCGTTATACCATGTCACCTCTGTCGGTAAATCATATTGAGCAATTTCTATACTATCAAGCTTATATGTCGCTCCTATTATCTGAGATACAGATGTGAATGTAATAAAAAACAAAAAGATGTTTAATATTATACTTGATTTCATAATTACATTACTATTTTTGGTGGATATCCCAAATCGTCATCTTCTGAAAATGGGTTTATTGTAATTGGGTTTATTGGAATTGGTATTCTCTCAAATGGTGTGATTTTAATTGATTCATGTTTTTCCTCCTTAACATGGCTCATCTTTTCAACAATTGGTGATATATCAATCTGTTTATTTTCAAGTTTACCATAAAGATAACCCTCTAACCAAATATAAAATTCTTTGTATGTTAACATGATTCTCTATTATAAAGATTGGCCAAGATAAGTCTAGCAAACTTAAAATCTTTAACCCTGTTTAATTTTAAATCATACGCCAATGCCACAATTTTAAGATGTGGATAAGCTTCACTAATTGTCATGTCCCCTAATCTCATCAGTCAATAAATAATTCAAAGTCTTTATTCACATAACCACACTCATTACACATATATGTAGGAAATGGCACAATTGTGTCTTCATGACTTCCTGTTAATAATTTAGGAACTTTCTTTAACATTGTTACTTCTTTGAAGTATTTTGATTCACATTTTTCACACTTGATCGTTTTTTGTTCTTTCAAGTTAATTTTTGGTCTTATGATGTCGTCGCTCATTTTATAATATAATTTACATTTATTTTAATTGTTGTGGTGTCCCAACTTGTGTTGGTATACCAAATTGGTGTAGTTGTAGTTCCCATACTCAATAATAGTTTATTTTTTAAGTTTAGTCAAATGTTGTTTTATATCCATTTCAAGAATTTTATTTATAGTTTTTTTAGAAACTCGATGTTCGTGATACTCTCTTTCTTCTGTTATTAACACAATAATACAACCTAAAAGTTGTATGTCTTCATATTTTGATCCTTCCAACATTTTCAAAATTAGTTTACCATAAAAGGGTAATTGAGTGTTATAGTGACCCAATGCGTTGTCAGGTAAATCTTCAAAAGGTTTTTTCATTTTTTTTGTATAACGAGTAACCTCAAAGTTTTTTGGCTTATTTGATTTCCAGTCTGTTATCAAAATACCGACCTTTCCGTTTGTTCCAATAACCAACCATACCTTATCGGGTTGACCGGTATATCCAAGTTCAGGGTGCCCTAAAACAATCTCAGTATCAATCAACACGCACCCTCTTTCTTTGATTAATTCAATATATCTTTTACCAGCAATTATCATAGTATCACTTTTGATGATTTGTTCGGCATCACAATCAAATATTGGTTGACGAACCACTTTATCAATCCCAAACTCTTTAAGAGTGTGTTCCTCTAAAAAGAAGTGACAACGAGACCCCAAGTTAGCTGATTTTCTTCCTAACTCCGCCCATTCATTGACTAATCTTTCTGCCTCATCGGGATCTCCACCAGCCTTATTAAATGCCGCCTGTTCAGTTGGAAACTCGTCGTAAAAAAGTTTCATGACTTTAGATACAGAAGGAAAATCACTTCTTAAATCACCTTTATCGTCCAACATGGTATATTTATGACTTTCCTCCTCAAAGGTAAGTTGGAATTCTTTTTGTCTTTCAGAGATGATGTCTCTTATTTCTTGTGCAATTTTTTTTAAATCCATTATTTTATTATATGATAATATTCATCTTTTATTTCACCTCTTAGGTCGGCGATATCCTTGTTGTCAGGTAGTTTAACCAATTTTATTCTACCCCATAATTCACCACCATTTAACTCGTGGTAAAGTTTAACCGCATTTTGCCATGCATCGGCATCCAAACAAATAATAACATTACTTTTGGCATTCATATATATTGTTTCAAATAAAAGTTCGGACATGTGTTTACCCAACAAAGGGATTACATTATCTAAAAATAACCCATCAAAAGCACCCTCAACCAAAAATATATCTTTGTTCCAGTCAATAAGATTTTCCCAAAATATAATTTTATCTTTTTCTGCTTCAGGGTTCTTATATTTCGCCCTTGACATTGGATCCCAACTTCTTGCAATATAGTAATTAAGTTCTCCTTTTTTATTATACGATGGAATTACAATACGACCAGCGTGGTCTCCGTTATCACAAAAACCAATACCATACCTTTCAATCATATCATCTGTGATACCACGACTATTTAGATAATTCATTGCTTGTCTTCTAATTGGATAAACCTTACTTGAATCTTTAAATTGTGTAAATCTGTCCGGTAGTTTTAATGTTTTTTTCTTTCTCTCTCGTTTTATTATGGTTTCAGGTTTTAATACCTGATATAATTTCTTTTGTTTCTTATTACCAAATTTATCAAATAACTTACCCAAAGACCCGTGAGTTCCCTCATAGTCACCACAACTCCAACAATGAAAGAGTGACTTTTCTATATTAACCTCTAAATTACCTTTATTCCCACCTTCATCACACACTGGACAATTCCAAGACACCTGTGAAGTATTTTCATAAACTTTTTTTGGTTCACCCAAAAATTCACTAATAATTTCAACAATAGTATCAAACTCGTCCATCTCTTATAATATAATCATAAAGTTTCAATACATCAACTACACAAAGTTTTAGTTTCTTTTATATTTATTACTGATATGCCAACACAAATAACATTAAACGGACTCTCAGGGGCAAGCCCATTTGACGTATATACTTGCGATACAGGTTTTACCACTTGTATTTATATTGCAACCATTAATAGTGGTGATATTCCTTATGTTTTTGACCTACCTTCAGTTTTTTATGGTATGGCCTCCTTTGAGGTGAAAGTTGTGGATGATAATGATTGTGTGGTAACAGAAACTTTTAGTTAGTATGGCTTGTAATAATTTAGGTGATTTTTCAATTGGAACTGATTTTGTTAATCTGTGTTTTTCGGCACTAACAACTACCTTATATGGTAATGATTTGTTATCAGGAACGGTAATTTATACAGATGTTGCTTGTACTACAGGAACTGAGTTGGTATCCGCAACTTTTTCAGATGGTTTAACCAAATATGGGACTGATTTAACTGGTAAGATTGAATTTATAGAAGCATGTGATTGCACCCAATTTTATTGTATTCAAAACGATAATATCTATAACGATACTTACCAATATGCCGGAACTTATGATGTAAATTCTTATTTCACAGGACAAACCACAGGGTTTGTTATTTACTATTCGTCAGGTGAAACAAGGTGGTGTTTATCCCAAACTCTTAGTAACCCTTGTGATCAATTTGGTCCTTATGGTAGCTCTTCTGTATGTCCCGATTTTGACGACACTGTTATGTATGGTGGTATATGCATAACAACAACCACAACAACATCGCCTTGTGAAAATTTTGATTTTGACGCTATATTTGATTGTTACATACCTTCAACACCTAGTGCTACTCCAACAAATACTCCAACACCAACTCCAACACCAACTCCAACGGTATCTAATATTTGTGGTGGACTATCAATGAATGTTTCTGTGATAAATATATCACCGTCACAAACACCAACTCTATCACCAACCCCAACACCAACACCAATGTTATCATATAGTTGTAATTTTTCAGGAGAAGTAATATTTAACTCCATTAATGAAATAATACAATGTGCTAACAGTAAAAAATTCAAAGATTGTTTCACAGGTATTGACTATTACACTTCGGATCTTGTTTTAGTTTCAGGAACCACACAAGCAAAAGAAGGATATGTTTATAACGCAACTATAAATGGTCAAGGTTATTGTGTTATTTACGATGGTCTATTTGAAAATATTAGTGGTGTTGACTCAATTGTCCTTATAACTGAAATTGGTTCTAGTGTTAGTGGAGCTTGTTTAGATTGTATACCTAATCTAACTCCAACACCAACAACGACTCCAACTATGACACCAACACCAACTCCAAGTGCGACCCCGTGTGTGTTATATAAATATACCGCAAGTAATAATAGCCCATCTAAAGTAAGTATTAGATACACAGATTGTAATGGTGAGTCGTCGCAATCAATTTCACCATACTCATCTATACCAGTATGTTCAACAACAACACCAACATCGAACAATCCTCAGAATGTTACAATTATTCAATCACCGTTTGTGTGTTAAAAACAAGAAATTTAACGATTAATTTATACCCAAATTTCTTTTAATCTCATAAGACCCAATACGCATGTATAGGCATCTGTTTGATCAAAATTTTCTTTTCTTAGAGTATTATTTTTTGTGTATAACCATTTTATTTGTGGCTCAAGTTTAGCAACTTTTTCCCAGATTATCATTTTTTTATCAATATTTTTTGGTAATCCTCCAAATAAAACAAATTTATTTTTATCATTTTCTTTAATAAGATCAGGAAACGCATACTTTCTTGAATTATACGTAGATATGAATTCTGGCACTATACCTAAAATATTATATATTTCTTTAAAAACAAAACTATTGAATCTTAATAGGGTTTGAACCGTATAAACATTATTTGAATTTAAAAGGGGTTCTTCTATTACGATTCTAACAATTCCAAGATTTTTATATTCTTTTAATTTTTCGGCAAAAATTTCAGATTTTACCAATAATTCTTTTAATTTGTCTTTGTCATTATCTAACTTAGGTCTTGGAGATATGTGAGTAAGTTCTAAAAGTTCTTTAGTTTGGATGTCAAATAAAGCCCAACCAATTGTTTTTGTTGAGATGTCTAATCCCAATACTTTGGGTGAGTTTTTTAAATTTTTATTCATAAATTTAATGGTATTTAAATATTATAAGACATTATAAAAAAAAATGTAGTTTATCTTACAAATCAAGTTTTACGACATATTGTTGTATTCCTTGTCTAAGAACCGGTGACTGTAATTTTGACATAACCAAAATATCTTTATTTTCGTCTAATAACGCAATTTCAGAAACATAAGATTTAGTTCCAAAAGTCCATGTTGGGTTTTGAGAAACCAAAAACTCGGTTGAACTTAGATTTATTTTATATTTCATTTCATAAATTGTTGCTTGAATATCAGTTTCTAAACTACCGTAAAAATAATACTCATCACCAAAATTTAACTTTGGAGTTGTGGTATTTAAAGGAACTAAGTCAACATAATTATTTAAATTATAAAATGGGGCTGACGAATAATTTTCTGAAGTAATAACAAAAGTTGTTGCCGTTAACGATTCTTGTGTCACATATCCATTGACAAACATACCACTTATTTGATCTGTAAAATCTATAAGTTTCCATTGTGTTGGGTTAGGTCTCACACCATTTAACGTCTTTTGTGCCAACACTTCAAATTGTGTGGCGTAAAAACCTGTTGGAACAATACAAGTTGGACAATGTGTTGTTGTTGTTGTAACAGGATTATTAGTTGTCGTTGTTGTTAACGGACTATAGTTTGTTGTAGTTGTTGTAACAGGACTATTAGTTGTAGTTGTCGTTAACGGACTATATGTTGTTGTAGTTGTTGTTGGAGAGTATCCTGGTTGAACCAAACAATAAAATTCTCCACCAAATCTAACCGCAACATTTTGTGGTGTGTCCGGTGTGCAAACATTTTCGGTTCCAACTAAACTACTGTAATAATTACAATGTAGTGAATTTGTAAAATCATAATTATTTGATAACCTATATGTTATCCAAAGTGTTTCTGAACCACCAGTTAAAACCCCGGTTGTATTTGAGGTTCCACAAGTGTTTGGTGTAATTAAAGAAATTTGTGGTGCCGGTAATGTCCAATTCCTATTTGATTTATATGAAAGAGCCGCAACAACTTCTTCATCATCAATAACTATCATTTGTGAATCAGGATATACTTTTCCAATTCTACTTGGTAAACCATTTGATTGTGCAAATGTATCCCACAAGTTAAAGTATCTCAAACCAGGTTGATTCATGTTTGACGATACATTCGATTTAGTATATTGGACTTGGAATAGATTTTTACCATCAAAATTAGGTGGATCAACATAGAATGTTTGACCAAAACAACATTCGGTGTTTTTATGCCACATTAAAGTTGGCATATATAATTTAAAATTTCTTGCTTGTCCTTGTGTGTTTTCAGGATTTTGACTATCGTAAGGTTGCATTGCGAATTTTTCACCATAAAAGAAATCAATTGTTTGATTAGTGTAGTGAATAATGGCAATTGCTTTTTGTTCTTTTGGTGTAACAACTTTTTTATCTCCAAAAGAATTATAATAATAAACATCATCTGTTGATGTTTGAGCACTTGTAGTATATCCTAAATATTCTTTTTGTCCAATATAAGCAATTGACCCAAATTTTGTGTAATCGTCATAAATTGTTGAAATAAGTCCGGCCGGATTTTCAGTCCAAGGAATATTCATGTTCCAAATTTTAACATCAAATTGATCTGTATCACAAACTGATTCAAAATCAATAACACTTTTACTCCAATGAGGTTCAGGGGTAAAACTATCATAAAGTGGTGTCATTTTTGGAGGATAAATTAATGCCCTTGCAATACACTCAACTGAAAAATTTGTATAATCAGGTGTTGATCTATCTAATGTAAGTTTATCTTGACAAACATTTATGATTCTATATGTAAGTGTTGGGTAACAACTAAACATCATTTTTTCACAACTTGGGGGTTCCGGTAAAGGACAAGCCGCACTTGGTGATGGGGTTAAACAAGGGGTTCTTGTTGGTGATGGTGTTGGCGTTGGTGACGCACACGGATCAGAATTAGTATTTGATGCGGTGGGGGTATTAGTTTGTGTTGGTGTTGTTCCTATTGTTGCCGTTGGTGTTGGTGTCGGTGTAGGCGTTGGGAATCCAACACAATTACAATCATTTTTTGCCAATCCATCATAATATATTGTAATAAAATCTCCAATTTGTGGTGTTGTATTATTTAATGAATTACAATCAATTCTATAGACATTAATTTCGTTAGAACCACTTAAAGAATACATATCCACAACATAGTTTGGTGTTGATACGTATTGATTATTCGTTAAAGCTTTCCAATTTACGGTAGTAGCACTTGTATTTCCTGTAAAAAACCCTCTCATGGCCGCTCGGTTAAAAACCGATTCTACTTGTGAATCCATAAATGGTATACCATATATGTTTGTTTGTTCTTGATCCACCAAATAAGGATATTTAAGATATTGTCTATTTGATTCCGGTACCCCTGAGTTGTTTTGTGAATTAAATTGTGGCTCTAAAATTACCGTATCAGATTGATTGTAGGTTTGTGGTAATGTGTTGTATGAAATTTCACTATCCCCTATTGCAAAATAAGAAATATTAAAATTACCCTCCGACAATTTTTGTCTACCAGTATCGGTAACTCGTGTGTTAACTAAACCTGAAGTATTTTTAATTATGTATGCCATTTAATAATAAATATTATAAATTGTTTTTTATGTTTAAAAACTTGGTGGTTTTGGTGTCACTGGGTTTATTAATATTAACTCACAACACGAACATCCATTTACGATTGGTTTATCCATATTTATGGTATAATATGCAATTGCGTCTTCGCAATTACCACTTGGTTGATTAATAATAAAATTAGTTGTTGATCCTGTAACAGTTTGATTACTAACTAAGGTTATAGATCTTTCGTATGTTCTTTGATATTGTATTATATTTATAGCTCCGTCGGCGGTACAAGGACCTGTAAGTGGGATTGTGTTTGTTGTTATACTAATGAAATTCATAGTGTACGACCCATCAATTGTTGTTGTGTTATTATAACTTGGACTAGGGTTTAACGATATTGGGTAATACGATAAAGTTGAAATCATTACTAAATTAACAGTAAAAGTAACCCCTCCTGGTAAGGTTGGTGCTGTAATAGAAAATGTGTTGTTTACGTAATTAACATTCAATGTTAATGTGTATGTTGTTGGGGGAGTATTGGTAATTGTTACGTTTCCAAAAGTCCCAACTATACTGTTAGAATCTTTGGCGGTTACCGAATATATTCCTGGTAAAAGATTATTAAACATAGGAGATGGTTGATAAGATAAACCTCCGTCAACAGAAAATGTGTATGGAGGTGTTCCACCAGCGGCAGTAACCGATATACTTCCAAAACCACCACAAACAGCATCATTATCACTAGCTCCAACACTTACTAAATATGATGAACCACAACTACCTTCTCTAACTGTAATAGATACAACACTAGGAGGTCCTAAAATCTGCCAATTACTTAAAGGAGGATATGATGGGTCATTATTTATAAAAATTGTTGTTGGGGAATATCCAGTTAATGTCCATTGTGATGGTGTTGATCCTGTATTCCAATATAAAAGGTATTGACTAGTTGATGAAGTCCAACTTTCTTCCCCATTTATTATTAATCCAGGTTGTAAATCTATCTGAACCACAGAAATTGCTGGTATTTCTAAACTATAATCAATAACCTCTAAACTAACACATAAATCGTAACTACTTTTTGGAATAACAGGTATTTGACATGGTCCAATATATGACTCTTGAATTAAAATTTCGGTGTCTGCCGCAATAACCCAACTACCAGTAGTTCCTGTAGGGTAAAATTCGTCATAATCTAATATATTATAAGGAGATGTTTGACATTCTATAGTTTGACAAAAATACCATTCTTGAGTTGCTTCATTCCAAAAAACATAACCTAATTCTTGTAGACCATATTGTAAAAAATAATGTGGTCTTCCATTTTTAAGTCCAATACTTGGACTATTAATATAAACCAATTGATCTTTTACTATTCCTGACACCACAAAACACATTGCAGATAATATTTGTGTTTCTGCCGTTAACACACAAATTGTGTTAGAACTAAAATCACCATAATAATCAACAACAGTTGCTGAATATTGACCAACACCAATATTAGCCAATGCTGGGGCAAAACTACCTATCTCCCAAAATACCGTATAAGGTGGTGTTCCTCCGGTAATTGATAATGCGGCCGCTCCGTCAAATGTTCTATCGTTAGTTGGATTTTGAACAATACAATCAACACCCATAGGAAATATTGTAATTACGTCACATTCATTTGGTGGTTTTACAGTTGGGATTGTTGGTGGACATTGTCCGTTTTCACATATGTCGGTTAACTTAATCGGTATTTGAGTTATTGTATCAAATTTAGGGTAAGTTTTACTACAAATATTATATGTTAAACCTTCTTGAATAGTATCTATAGTTATTTGGTCATCACAATTAACATAAGTGACATTTGTTGTTTCTGTGGCAGATCTTATAAAATAACAATAACATAGACAATTACAATCACCAGAAACTATAGTAATGTCATAGGTTGGGTCACAATCTATTTTACCTAAACTTAAAACATAAAAACAAGTATCTGCGGTTATAGATAGGTCTAATATTTCTATATTAACGTATGATGAGGTATTCGCGCTCAATCCACTAAAGTTAGAAATTATTGGTTCGTAACTCCCATCACATGAATATAATATATAACAATCTTCAACCATTACTTAATAAATAATCAAATGTTGTATTTTTTAATAAATGATTTCATATTATCAATATATTTTATAGTCGCACTATTTGAATCTATGTAGTCAAAATAGTTTGGATTTTCTTTTAATTTCATTATTGGGTCTAAATTAATGTAATCACCTTTGTAAAATTTTGTTGTTTTTAAGTCGTTAGTAACTCCTGCCATATGTAAGATAGGTCGTTTTTCATATATCTCAATACTATCAGTTGCCCAAGAAAAATCTAACTCTTTTGTTATTTCTGTTTTATGTCCATGTAACCAAAGATTCCAAAGTAAACTCCACATTTCTGCAGTCCAAAATTGAATCTCTCCTGGTGAAATTGGAAACCTTTTTTGATAATCTAACATTTGATCATATAATATAGTTGAATCTCGATATATTTTATCCCACAAATCAGAATCAGTATTTTTAATTAAGTATTGCCCACCACCCGCATTTTCTCTATTTTCTTTAACAATTTCCTTATTTAGTCCAACAACGTCAACCATCTCTTGTAAAAGTTGTTCTTTTTTAGAATTATGGTGTTGTTTTTCATATCTCTTACAACAATCAATAATATAATCATAACCAATATACCCAACTGTGTCAGATAAATATATCTTATCGTCATTAACCATTTTTTCAAAATCAGGCAAATTATTAAACATAATATCAGCATCGTGAAGGAAAAATAATTTTCCGTAATCAAGATTTGTTTTTAACCAACACGAAATAAGAAATGGTTTTATAGATGGTATATAATGTTTTTTTCTTCTAAAATCAGAGAAATGATGAACATTAATACCAAACTCTTTTAATTTTAAAGATTCTTCAGATGGTTTTGTATTACCAAGAACTAATCCTAAAACAACATGTATTTGATTTGGGTCAATCCCCTTTTCAATAAAATTATTCACATATAGTTTTATTTGCCAAATAAAGTATGGTACATCAGGTTGTGCTGTTACAAATAATATATTTTTCATTAGTGAAATAATAATAGTTATTTTTAATAAGTGAATTCAAATTAAGGGGGACAAGGACCTGAATCTGAAAATGTCCCACTACCTGATATTAGTGTTGGTGTGGGTAAAAGGTATCCACAACGATATTCGGAACTAGCAATACCAACCAAAAGAATTTGTAAGAACCCATCACAATCTGTATAATCAAAAGTAGCTCCTGCTGGACCGCCATCAAATAACCAATAAGTATCACAAGGTATTGGTGTTGGTGTAGGCGTTTCTGTGGGTGTAGGTGTCGGCGTTTCTGTAGGTGTAAGTGTGGGTGTTAGGCTTGGCGTTAATGTTGGTGTGGGAGTTTCTGTAGGAGTATAAGTTGGTGTAGGCGTATAAGTTGGTGTAGGTGTGGTCGTTACCGTATTTGTAGGTGTAAGAGTAGGTGTTGGTGTGGGAGTTGGTGTTTCGGTTGGGCTTAATCCTGGTGTAACTGTATTGGTTGGTGTAACAGTAGGTGTTTCCGTTACCGTTTGTGTTGGGGTTATAGTAGGTGTAGGGGTTTCTGTTGGTGTAGGAGTTGGTGATGGGGTTGGTGGTGGGGTTGGTGGAGCACAATATATTTCTTCAAATCTTTCACACCCAATTGAGTCTATTATTAATAAACCAACAGCTGGTGCGGTGTTAAATTGTGGTGGTAGTGTTATAGTAATCGGCGGAATTATTGCCGAACCAACATAGACACATTGATTACCATAAACATTACAACAATATGCACTAAATGGTGGGGTTAGTCCAAAAATACTTGTTATTGTTATTTGATTTGGCATTTTAAATACAACTTACACAAGATATGTTATAATCAATAACCAATTTTACAATTACTTCATTATCTTGCAACGGATTTATTGGAACTATTTCACATCCCTTTGGTATGTCTTCACAAGTTGTATTTATTGTAATCCTATTTGAGGGTATGTCTACGGTTGTTCCCGATATACCTAAAAATGAATCTAAAGTATTAACAATTGTTTCTGCCCAAATTTGATCGTTAGGGTAGTCGGTAGCTCCTGAGGAAGTGTAAAACTCTGTTTGAGCAGATTGAGAACTTATTTGGGCGTATATTGAAAAAGTCGCTTCGTTTATTATGCAATTTGTATCCCCACTTGTAAGATCTGAAAAACCTTCTAAATACATGGATCTAATTCCTCGTTTTGTAATATCCCCACTATTTCTAAATTCGTTACTACAAACATTATAATATCTATAATTTGAATATTTTTTTGTTCCGGTAAGAGTTTTATATTTTGTTAAAGTACAACCACTGGTGTCAATAACCGTACAACTATAAGTTCCTGCGGTAAGCCCTGACACAGTGCTTCCCGTTTGTGATGATGTTGTTCCACCGCTCCATATATAAGTGAATGGTGGGGTTCCATTTGTAATTAGAACAGTTATTGATCCGTCATTACCAATCGTGGGTTGTGTTGCAAATAAACTAAAAAACATTGATTGACTATTTCCAATAAAAATTGCAATAGTTTGAACACATGATGGTATTCCTGAGTCTTGAACTGTTAATACGTAATTACCATATTTTAACCCTGTAAAAGTGCTGACTGGTGTTGTGATTGATATTGGAGCATAACTAGGTCCGACTAATGTAAATAAGTATGGTAATGTGCCTCCAGTTGATACTTTTACATCTAATATGCCGTTATTTTGACCACAAGTTGTTCCTGTTGTAGCCGTGCTTAAAGTATATAGGTTTGTAGAACTTATTGTTGTTGTTGCCGTGTATGAGCACGCAATTGAAGATACGGTTACTAAGTATGTTCCATTCGCTAAACCGTAAAAATATTGGTTTGAATTGTTTAAAGTTCCCGTTTGTTGAATTCCTGATGTTCCTGAAATTGATATTTGTAAATTTGTTGCGGTGCTTAATCCATTATCAACCAACACTTGGATTATTCCATCATTTACAGAACAATTAGAATTTGTGGTATTAATTGCAACATTGGTAAATGAATTTGGGGTTAATAAACTAACACTATCATATGTGGTACAAAGGCCAGCATCAGTAACTAAAAATGAATATGATCCTGAAGTTAGTCCTGTGAAATTAACCGATGATCCAAATGTGATTTCCACTTGGCCTGTAGAAGCACTAAAGAAATAGGGTGGAGTTCCATTTATAACAATAAACTCAACTTCCCCATCGTTTTGAAAACAAGTTGGTTGATTTATAACAATAAATCCACCCGAAGATACTGGTGTTACAGTATTAACAGTAAATGACACACTGTTAGAACAACCATTAGGTTCCGTTACCGTTGCAATATAAGTGCCGGCAGTTAATCCAGTTACAGTGGCTCCGGTTTGAGTTAAAAGGCCGCTTGGACTCCAAGTTATTGTATATGCCGATACAGGTAAAGTTAAACCTGTTAAAAATATTTTACCACTTCCCGTTCCCAAACAAGATGCGTCATTAACAACATACCCACTAAAGGTAAATGGATTAGACGGATTAATTATTACAGAAGCGCTTTCTCCATCACAACCACCACCATCGTTTGCAGAAACATAATAAGTTCCGGCAGATAACGATGTAAATGTATAATCTGTTGATACCGATGTTCCTGAATTTATATAATTATCATCTCCGTCATATAAAATAAAGGTTGAAAATCCATAAACACCAGAAGTAAATCCTGTAACCTCTCCGTTATCTAATCCACATGTTGTATTTGAAGAATCTATACTTACGGTAGTTCCTGTTGATATATAAACCGATTTGATCTCAAACGCCGAACTACCATCCGTTATTTGTAAAAAATAAGTTCCACCTGAAATATTCTCGTATGAGTATATGTATGGTGCGGTTAATGCTGATGTTGGTAAAGGACAAGACGGTGAAATACAATTAACCGCAAATGGAGGTGTATCTCCACTTACTTGTAAATAAACTGCGCCAACATTTAGATTTTCACAATCTCCTGTTACATTATATTGTAGAATTGATATACTCATTATCCGTTACAGAATATTTCAAAGTTTATTCCAACATTCAATTCGAAGTCGTCAAAATTAGGTATGCAATTATTATTAAAGACGATTAATTCTTCTGTGTCTTCATCAATATTATAACTATAACCTAAAGTTAGTAAATTAATAAAAGAGTCTTTAACCGCAGTAACCCATTGTTGTGGTGTTGGAAAACTTCCTGTTCCAATTCCATTAAAAAACTCATAATATGAAATTACAACACCATTAATTCTAATATCAACATACCAAGTGCTTGTTGTTGTGTTTAATTGACAACTATTTGGGTCCACATTTTGAGATATAAAAAAGTCTTGTAATGTTTGAGTTAAAACAACGGCAAATGATGTAATGTTAGGATTACTATTCCAAGGATATAAACCACAAACAACTTCTTGGACCGGACAATCTAATACGTAAAGTTGTGTTGTAAGACTACAAGGTTTACATGGTATTGGTAAGAATTTACATCCTTCTTGTCTTCTCCATACAAACTTTTGTCTGTGAAATATTGAATTTTCCAATCTAACACCTGTATTCCAAATTGTAGTTGCTGGTACCATTTGTTCTACCAATCTAATCCAATAATCACCCATACCGTTTACAAAATCAATCATTGTTTTGTATGTAAAATTATTGTTTGGTATACCTGCCTGAGTTAAAGATTCCAAATACTTCCAATATATTGATTGGAGTGTTGGGTATCCACCAGTTTTACCATCGGTGATAAATTGCCTATTTCTTGTGTTAATCATGTTCCTCCAAAAAGTTTGAGCAAACTCAAAAAAAGTTTTTTGTTTTGGTTTTGGAACTATTCTTGTCCAATCTACCCCACCCGCCTTTGGATATTGGTTTGGTGGTGTGTAACATGGTGAAGGTGGTGTGTAAAATAATCCTTGTTCGGGTATTGGGTAGTTATATTCTCTTGACATTGACCAAACATCATATGATAAACCTTGACCAGGGTTAATCATAATATCCACATTTTTAACATTTAAAGTTAAACATTCCTCCCCAACGAAATAATAAGATGTAAACCCACCATCTGAAGAAGTTCTAAGGGTTGTGTTTGTATCAATCCAACTTTTTTTATTATCAATAACATTTCTTAGTTTAAACCCTAAATCCATATATGGAAAATACCGATACCTATACAAGTATTCTTGCCCATAATTAAAAGGCAATAGTTGTGTTTGAAAATTTGGGTTGTCTCCAACAAACACCTCATTTGTTGGTATCGCAAATTCTGGCATTCTATGGTCAGGAGTTGATTGATACCAACCACCACCAATTTGGAAAAAATAATCGTCAGAGGTTAGTGGCATTTTAGGACACCCAAAATTATCTAACGGATAATCATCTCTTGTGGTTAAGACATTGGCATTAGTTGTTGTGGTTGTAAATCCAGTATATTGTATTCCATGTATTGAAAATACATTGGTTGTTTCTAAGACCGGAAATTCTTGTGTATAATTCCCTAAACTTATTTGGGCGTATTGTTGATCAAACTCCGACATATTAATTCTTGTATCGGCAACATATATGTATTCATTAAAGTCTATTAGAGCTTCGGGAGCTCCAACCATTCTTAACAAACACTCAATTGATTTTCTAGTTCCTTTAGACTTAAAAAGATATGCAGAATTAATAATTAAATTTCTATAAAATTGATAATTAATTTCTTCGGGTGTTGGCCCTATTTGTAATCCTGAAAACTTATTTGGTTGTGTTGTAAACACAGCTTGTAATAGTTCGTCCTGAGATATTGGCGAAAAATTAGTAACCCAACCTAAAGTTTGTGCTAAATTTTTTAAAAGTTGTGATGGTATATCATTTTTAATTGTGTAATTAACACTATTAATATTACCTAATGTTGTTATAAAACTTCTTGTTTCGTCAAAACTTCTACCATATATTTGTAATAGTTTTTCAAATTTTTGATCTGGAGTGTCAAATTCTTTTAACGCCCCTGTTGTCATAAACCTAGATATTAAATTAGTATTATATTGATCTAAATTTAATGAAAAAGCATTAATTTTTTCTAAATAATTGTCAAATGATCCCGATATTATGTCTAAGTTCCATAATCCAGATCTTGGCCACATAACACTTTCTTTTATAATGAGATAACTACCATCATCTTGTTCAGTAGGCACAAAAAATTGGGCGGTATATGGTGGATTTATATTTCTATTTAATAAAAAATTCTCTACCGAATCAAAATTTAAATTAAAAACTTTATTTATTTCAAAGTCATTAGGTCTTACTACCAAATAATCTGATGTTGAGGTATAACCACTGAATGGATTTCCATCAACTATTATTTTTAATGTGGTTGAGTTGCTTGTTGTTGGATATAAATAATTTAAAGGGTATTGGGTTCCGTTTACATAAAGAACATACTTTTTATATTCCAACTTCATATTTCTCAAAGGTGAAACTGGCATCTCATAAAACATCATGTTTGTTTCTGCGTTTTGAGAATAATCAATTTCAAAAGGATTTTGAATTGATGTTAAATATATCTCTAAGGTTGTGTCGTTAGATTGTTGATCGTATGATATGTTTATTGCGGTTTCTTGTTTAACAAATTTTGGGGTAACAGGATTAACCTCAAGACCACCAGGATAATAGTTAATAATTTTTGTTACTGAAACAGAAAGTCTTTTAACTAAAGATCCGTATTGGGTAAAGTTAGTAACCTGCGATAAATCATAATTAGGATATACTCTATAATTTGTTGATAATATATCTGCCGCCTCTACTTGGTTTTGGATATTCATCGACTCTAAATTTATTGGATCAGAAAAAGTTCCAATAGTAAAAGTTCTATTTTGTTTTTCACTAATTCCGGTTGTAAAATTAAAATTAGCCTGTGTTAATCCTCCTCCAGTAACTAACTGAACTCCAACCAAATTGTTTGAGAATTGGTTGGCCGCACTACTTTGTGGTGGACAATATATATTATTAGATGCCATTAAGCGGTTATATTATTAAATGCCTTAGAAAAATCTATATTTTCTCCACGATTTTGTCTTACTTCATAAAGAAGACTATTAAATTGGTCTTTAATCTCATACAAATTGTATTGTTTATAAATATTATTATCAGAATCGTAAATAGTGTAAATACCATCCTCAATAGATTTGGTTTGATTACCATAAAGAGCAATTGCTAAGGTAGATATGTCTTGATCAACAATTTCAATTTCAGTTGTAATAGGGTTAAAGTAAGTATTTGTTAATATAATACTTTGGTTAGGTTGTCCAATAAATGGGGTTGCGCTTGGCTTATTTGTTGGTGATGATGATGGCGATAAAGTGCAAAACAATAAATTGGTAGAACCCTCAACATATCTATATCTTATTGATTTTTGTATTGTATTTGTAAGATTTTGGACAACAGGTTCACAATAAAAAGATGAGGTAACTATTCTAAAAAAGTTTGGTATTTTTGTTCCATCAGAATTTAAATACTCAACTCTAAACCCAACTAAACCTTGATTTACAAATTTATTTTTATATTCACTAGAAACATTATTTAAATCAATAACAATACCTTTCACATTTGGTAAAGACGATAAAACCCCACAATCTGTAATTACAGTTCTGATCTCGTTAGGTCGTATCATTAAAGTATAAATTCCAAGTTTGTTAAAAGAATCGGCGGGTAGTTTTAAATTATATAAACCACCTAAAATTTCAACGTTACTACCTCCTGTTTCATTATTATTAAAGTATGGTCGTAAAACATCTTGAGCATTTAATGTCGTTAAAACAAAGTTTTGTGTGTCATCTCTTGACTCCGTATATACCATAACAATTTGCACGTCTTCGGGACTTACATCTGCCGGTCTTATAGTTCCATAATTTCCTGTTGCCATATTTTAATTTTTTACCTTTGTTTATAAATATTTAAGTTGATATTTTTTCAACCTTAAAATATTTGTATCCGTATTTTTCTAAGTCGCCAACGTTATCAACTTCTCCTAATCTCATTATATTTTCTAGTGGAGTATTTTTTCCTCTTTCAATATAAACGTCTGTAATTATCTCTCCCTGATCGATTACGTTTAATAATCCCTCATCTTTTGTTATTCCTGTCATCACAATTTCTCCCGGTAAAAACCCATAAGAATCTACAACATAAATTGTATAATCTTCATAGTCGTGATAAATCATGTCGTTAATTGTATATGCGGTATAAGTTCCTGATGGATCAACACCATAAAAAGTTCCAACTCCACCTGTTGTTCCTGTTACCTGAACACCCAATTTAAATTTACCACCAACTAAATTAATTTTAGGTCCAAATTGTGCCAAGTCATTTAAATTAGATTCCGTAAAACCTGTAATTGGAAATGGAACTGTTGTATTATTAAATGAATAATAATCATTAATATTAGTGTTTGAATCTCCCGTAAAAATATAATCATAACTAACAGGTGTTCCAGTCCAACTACCTGACGCCGAAAAGAATGTTATAGATCCCTGTGGGTTTGGTATTGTCACATTTGTGAATGGAGTTAAAATTGGTTTTTGAACCTTTGATATACCCCAAGGCGAATTGGCGGTTAATGTTATTGTATAATTATTTTGTGCTGTCGGGTAAGTGTGAGTTATTGGTGTAATACCTAAAACTACCTGAGTTGGTGATCCATCACCCCAATCTAATGTGAATGTAACCAAACTCAAAAACTTAATAAGTTCTAAATCAGATGTATTATAAAAAACATAAGTATATGGATTAATTGTGTCGGCAGTGGCGATAAAATTATTTAAAACGTCAGCTTGTATTATCATCCCATCAAAAGGAGAATAATATCCGATATCTACCGCAGATTCCGTTATCATTATATTAACAGAAAGTCCCGTTAAAAATGATGTTCCACCTGTGTTTCCACTTAAAATATAAGACATAGGAAGATAAACACCTGTTTGTCCAATGTCAGATAAAGTTTGTGTTGAATTTGTAAGACAACAAGGGTCTATAAAATTTGTAATATCAGTTTCACCAGTAAAACCTACAAAAGTAAGATCACTTTTTACATTTTCAGGTGATATAATAAACTTATAGTCAGTAGATTCCATTATGGGTTTACATATTCGTACCAGATTATCGGTGATATACTATCTCCAACTCTAAGTTGAGTTGAGGTAGAAATCACTTCGTAAGTTTTATTAGGATAATTTAAATCCACCCTATAATAAAGGTAATCGGCATTATTGAATTGAAATTTGTTTGGAGTAATTAAATCTTGTCTTGTGTTAGTCATTTGTTTAAAAATTCCAAGTCTTGCATTAAAAAACTTAGCTGTCATATAAAATTTAGACACATCAATAAAGTTTTTGCTTCTTAACCAATAAATATAAAAACCTTCTTTATCTGCTCCAATACTATCTAAAACCATTGTTGGTTTTTTAATTTGGACTTGTGGTAGAATAGGAGATAATAAAACACTTTGTGTGAGACCTTGTTGTATGGGCAAAATTATTGAAAGATATAGTTGTTGTGTTAGTTCGTCTGGTGTGTCATAAAAATCTAACTTGAAGAATGATTTAGTAAAAGGTTTTGAAAAATAATAAATGTCTTGTACGGAAAATCCTTCATTTAAATAAGTGCTAGACCAATTACCAATTGTATTTGCGGTTATTGGAGCTGTATCATCATAAAAATTAAATTCATAATTTATGTCGGTATTAAAGTTTTGAAAAATATTATTAGAAAATCTAGCAACTTCAAAATCTGCAGCAATTCCGGTAACCTCTTTAATCGCCTTTGTTTCATATTCGGAAATACTATCATCACGACCCATAAAATCCCACTGCATGTTAACAGGAATATTTACAAACTTGTTAATATCATTTTTTACTATTTTAATTCTATTCGCAATCATCAACGATAGGTTCTGGTATTGTATTTATGTTTATTGGGACTGCCCCTGACAAACCATAGTCACTTGGTATGTTGTAAGTTTCTGGTGTAATTCTAAAAATTGAATTTAAAAATGGGTAATGAGCATCATTTAAATAGGGATAATCAACCCCAATTCCATCGGTGTCTATAAAACCATATGGGTATAAGTCTTTCCACCTAAAAAGTGCGTTAGTTGTTGAGTAATAAGAATAGTCAGGAATGCCAACAACATTTAGACTATCACCTTCTTCAATGTAATCAGAAAAAGATCTGATTTGTATTGCTTTGTGTGGTTGGTAAAAATAACCATAAGTATTATAATAATCTTGTGTTGTAGCAGATAAAGTGAACCAACTATTATTGTAGGTTATTTTATGTTGATATTCTGATATAACTCTTTCTAATTGTTCAAAATTATTCCATTCACAAAAATCACCATCTATTGTGTCCCCGCTAACTAAAAAATCGTTATAAAAAAATGGACCGTTACCCAATAAAGAATTATATTGACTTTGATTTATTATTGTGTTTGAGTTTACATTATTTTGATCCCACCAAATCTGAGGTTTATTTTTATCTAAATAGGTGTTAAAATGCCAACCTTGTTTTAATTTTTGTGTCCATCCAAAATAACCCCTCCAAAGTGTTGTAAAATATAATTGACTAATTGGTCTTTTTTGATTATCTAAAAGTGTTTGTGTATTAACATCACAATTAAAAGACAGACTATAAGATCTTGATCCTTCTTTAACTGATGTTCTTTTTATTTGATTAGGAGTTAATTCTTTTATTTCACATTTTTGTTTATTATTATAAACATTTTGTTCATATCCAGCATTTACTAATACCGCACATTCTGAATTTGTTAATATTTTATGTTTTCTAACATAATACTCACTAATAGTATCTGCGGAGTTTGCTGGAATTAAAACCCTTTTAAATGTTCCCTGACTTAGAGTTAAAAATGTTGATCCTGTATATCCAACATTACGAACATTAAAAATATAATTTTCAGATCCTGCTCCTCCGTCCCCTAAACTTGACACTTGGAAAAATGAATTCCCATTATAGTTTGTGGATAGTAATACAAATTCTCCAGCGGACAAACCATGTGTTACCGGACATTTAAAACTAATAAATCTTGTTGTTTGATCCGAACCAAACAATATTACATATGGTATTCCGTCCGATGCTGTCCAATTCCAAGAAATATTTGTATTAGGTTCTATTGCGTATAATTTCTTATTGTATTCATTTGCAAATGCATAACTTAAATAATGTGACCAATTATATGTTGTAGCACTTACTGATTTAAAATCTAAATGTCTTCCATTTCCAATCGTATACCCTGAAACATCATTGTCTGTTCTTATTAAATCAAACTCAGGGTATTGTGGAAATCCATCCCAAGGTATATTTGGATTAATTGGTTGTGGTGGGACTGATGGAACGTTTCCTGAGGGATAGTATGAAGAGGCATTTTTAATTGCATTTGTATAATATAAATTATCCCTAAATGGTGGGTATACGGTTGACCCTGTATATGCGTTTTCAAAAACCATCATAAATTTACAAACAGGTCTAAAAGTAAAAGATAACTGTCTTTCCTCATCAAAAACGGTAGAAAGACTTAAATCAACACTTCTATCAAACTCAATAAGTTCTTTCTGTGTTTGGACTAAAGGAATATTAAGTTGTTGGTCCTGTTTTGGGGCCCCCTTATATCTCTGTGTCGACTCAATTATTCTTGTTGTAGGATTTATTTCCATATTATTCTACTGTGGGGACATAAAGTTTATAAAACCTATTAATGGCTGTTTTTCCATTATTTAATCCAAAGTAGAAGTGGTAAGGAGCTCCTACTACAATAGGTGATGATCCAGGTGCTCCTGTGGCAGGAGCAGGAATGGTGATTGGGAGTGGGTCTCCATTAATATCAAAACTTGCAAGATATCCAACTTGGGTTAAACTTGTTTGATATTTTTCATTAGGGGATATGAAATCCAAATCTTGATATTTTTTCATAAAAAATCCTTGACCTGGTATTGCATCTGTATACCAATTATTATCCTCAGATCCAAAAATGTTTGCGGTTCCGGCATATGTTGTGGGAAGTGTAATTGACCACTTATAATGTGGCACGTTTTGTGACTTTGGATAACCAAATTTTTGTTCTAATAAAGGACTAAAGTTATATGTTTCAATTCCAGGTGACATTATTTTTCTATATCTTATATCAGGTGTACTAGCGGTAAAGAATAACCCCATTATTGGTTTAATATCGTCAGGTTGGATTGAGTTTGGTATTCCGTTTTGATTATCTCCAAAATAAATATATTGGTTACTAGGGATATTTTCGGTGATAAAAGGTAAAACTTTCCATTCTGAATTTATTGATAACATTTGAGACCAATCGCCATCAATTCTGTATCCACCTCTAGTGCTATTAAAGAATTGTACGATTCCCTTACCCTCACTATTATTTCCTCCATTAGAAATTGGTATTATTCTTTGTCTAACACCTTCGTTTAGAATTCTAGATAAAAAACCAAGCTGAACAATATCAGAATTATCTTGATATGAGGTCGATTTAATTTGGTCAGAATAATACGAACCAAAACCATTTTCGCCAGCTGAACAACAAATTTCATTAATAAAACTATCTCTAGGCCCTAAATCAACAACGGTCGTTGGAAACTGTATTTGTTTTTTGTTATATCCTGTTCCTGGAAAATCATTAGCAATACTAGCGGGTATTAATGGTGAAATTGTTGGGGAGTTTTTTCCTATAAAATTTTGTGTCACACCATTCCAAGGTGAAGATCTATAAAAAAATATATTTCTTAACTCATTAAAAACGATCACATCTTTACAGTAGTTATATGTGGGTTCTTGTAATAGACCAAGTGTTGTTCTTTTGTTAAAGCTAAACATATATAATACTCCGTTAATCCAATTGTTTTGGAATGTTTGAGCAAATACTCCTCTACAAGCGGCAAAGTTCATAGTAAACCTAACTTTCCATTCTAAAAATAATCTTGCGTCGTCATCAAATTGGGCTAAGTATGTTTTATTTAATAAACAATAACAACCATTTATCATTCTATTTGCAGGAACAGAACATGACCCTGCAGGTAAAATACCAACATTTGATCCTGAACCACTATAACACTCTAAAGGAACCATACCTTCACAAGTTAATGTTTCTGTCAATCCAAATGTTATTGGGTCTTCATCATATGAATCTCCACTTGGTAAATCGCCACCTGCAGATATTGTAGGTTCTGTCTGAAGACCGGTATCAGCATAAATAGCAAAATTATTATTTTGATGAAGACCATATCCTGTATGAGACTCAACACCATTTTCTATTTTAGTTGATGTTGGTAACCTATCACTTCTCATTACAAGATTAGTGTGTTGGAATTGGACACCTGTTAATCCATATCTATAATAAGCTGGTGAATATAACGCCGAAAGGTTACCCCCAACTGATGGATTGTTAAACCACCCATCACAATTATTATAGTATTCTTTTTCTTGACAATTTTGATCACACCCACCAGGACAATTTGTTGTATTTGTATTAATATTATCAGTTTTAATTATTTTAGTAAATGTAGATTGATTTAAATTCCAAGCTAAAAATGCGCTACCACCAACATAAGCCCCAGCAACTAATGGGGGGAACGTATAATTTGTTCCACTAATTAAATTTGTTAAATTACCACCAACTGTTAGTTGTAATGATGTTTGCCAGTTACTTGGTGGTGGTGATCCTCCAAGCGGACTATAGTTACCAATACCCGATAATAAAGTATCGTCGGTGCATAAATAAAAATAGGGTAAAGTAGATGTAAAAGCACTAAAACTTGGAGCGTCAGGTGTAAATGTAAATGAAGGGAAATATAAGTTAGATACGTTATTAGTAGCACTTACGTGACTAACAGGTTTATCACCTGAAGCAAAAATGGTATAACCCTGTATTGGTTGATTTATATAGTAAGATCCTTCAATACTAACACTATTATTTAACGATGTGTAACCAAATATTTTAGATAAATCATATTTAACCGTTTGTTTTTGGGTAAACGCATCAACACCTCTAACAAAAATACAGACTTCTAAACCTTGATAGTTATTAACCTTTGTTATTACATCACTAATGGTTCCCATAGCAAAGTTAGGTGATGACACAGGACATCCCGGTCTTAAATATCTAATGTCGTATGACAAATACCCACTTGGAAAGTAAGCCGATATAGCTGTTGTATTTTGTAAAGTTAAGAAATTACTTACCGTTAAACCTGTTATAAGTTGAAAATACTCAACATCGGTTGGGTATTGTAGATAAGCTTGTTCCACACTACTATTACCTGAAACTGATAATTGACTAACTTGTGGTAAATTAAGGACTACTTGACTTGATAATGAGTTCGTCTGGGAAGTCGGATCTGCATAATTTATGGTAACAGTTGTTTGACCTGTTAATGTGGTACCAGTAATTGCGTTTGTTCCAAATTGATTTAATGTTGCCCCCGTTAGGTTTATTAATCGATTAGGTGATAGTGGGTCTGTAAAATTTGGGTCTTGGAACGAACATAGATTACCAACACCAATTTGAGATGATGTTCCAGGGTTCATTAAAACAACAACAACTTGGTCTAAAAATGGTGTTGATCCTGAAGTTTGATTAATTGTTGTTTCAATTTGATTTACTTGTCCACCTGAGTTAAAATATTTATTCCTTAGGTTAAAGTCATTTAATCTTTGTGGGAAAGTTGGGTCTATTGGATACGCAAAGTATCTCTCATCAGAATTACTCGCAAACAAACCATCTTTATCTGCGGACCATAGGAATGGTTGTGGAGCATGTAAAAGATATTTTTCATTTTGATATAATCTATTTGGATTGGTTGAAGATAAGACATCATACCCCGAAACTATTCTTCTATAATCTAAAGAAGCCTGAATTGCTAAGTCTTGGTTTATATCTTGATCACCAATTAAAGTTCCCAAACTTTTATATGGCCCTGTTAATGGTGGTGGAAAGCATGGGTATGGTTCATCGTTGTCTGAGTTTTTATTTAAATTAGGGTGTGATAATTCGTAGGATCCAGCAGAGTTAATTGGGGCTATTACTGAATTTGCAGGAATTAATGTCATGTCATAAAAACTTGAAGATCCTCCTTGCGCCGCGGCTGTAATTTCATTCTGAACTGAGTTTGTGTCAAAATCATCATCTAATTCCGCGTTTTTACAATCACAATCACAACTAGTGCAATCAGGATATGCAATCATTGGTAGACCAATTCTTGGGAATCCTTTAACTTTAATCGCCGCAAGTACTGCAAATGCAGTAAATGCTGCGGCTAACGCTATTTTAAACGCCGCAATTGCAATCTGAGCAAAACCCCATAATATTAATCGTATTGTTTCCCCTAAGAATCCAGCATTAACAACAACACCAAGTCCAATACTTAGTATACCAAGTCCGGCGTTTATGGCCGCAGCTCCCGTTTGGAACGCTTGAAGTCCCGACACAACAGCGTCATAGGTTAAATAAATTCCCAATGCAATAAGAACATATTTTAATATAGGCCACATAAATGCGATTAAATGCGCAACAAATAAAAGTGTTAAGATTGGAAATGTTAATATGTTAATCAATATGTTGAATACGAAGAATATAAAATCAAAATTTCTAATTATGTCGTTTACTGGAAACGTGTTAGTATTTGATTTACACGATCTATTGTCAATTTCTTTTATACCTAAGTGTCTCGCTCTTCCTATCCCATTTTTATATCGATCCAAAAACATGGCGGTAGTGTAAACTTTATTATAACCAAAAGCATAAAAAGTATCTTCACAATTAATCGCCTCTGTAACATTTACATAATCATCCCAATCTGTTGTAAACGCATATGATTTATACAATTCAAATAATGGTTGTGGATACTGCGTAAACGATATGTTTTGAACTTGAGTTGAGTCCACTGGGGTTGCAATAATTTGAAATGTGTCTCCGACCAATATTGGTATTGAGTTTAAAGTTCCAATATATGGTTGACCATTAATTAAAATTTGATATGATTCTACGTTTATCGTATTTAAAACGGATAAACCAAAATTAATAAAAAATGGCACCGTTGTTCCTGATGTTTGCCCAATTGGAATTGTGGGATAGTTGTAAACCGATGATTGATTATTTGTAAATGGATCAGTACCGGAAGATGTCCATCCATATTCTTTTACGTTTGGAACCAAAAAGTCTGCCTTTAAAAAACTACTTTGTAGTCCTTGTTCATTTTGCCATCTAAACTTAAACCTATATTTACCTGTTGTTGGAATTCCTTTTTTAGGGTCATTAGATATTATTTGTTGTCCAAATTCGTTTGTAAAAACGTAATCCATATTCATTGGAACATTTAACAAATATGTTCCGTCACCATCAATTACTTTTCCTCCCTCTTCTATTTCATATTTTTCTAATATCGGCAATCCATTATTATCGGAAAATATGGTTTGTCGTATTGCACTTATTTCACCAGGACCAGAAACTAACTCACAAAGATTACCCGTATTGTTTTTTGGTTTACAACCAACCTTTAACGCATCATCATCTGTTGTAGAAATAATAGACCCCATGAATATTGAGGTAGGTTGTATATTAATATTTGCTTGTTTTGTTAAATCAAAATCCACTCTTGTAATACCAATTTGACAAAGATCTGCGTCACCCCAAAATGGTCTAACATCAACATCAAATACTAAATTTTTAATTTGTGGTAATTCTCTTAAATTAGTTGAGGATTTAAATCTGGCACCATTTACTTGCGTTTCTGTCGCTAAACCTTGTTGTATTAAGTCTTGTGGTGAAAGAGAAAAACAACCAATATCAGATAAATCAATATCCATTACTATTGTTTGTGTTCCAACTGGAACCCCAAAAATCATAAAATCACCACTATCATTTGTTGTTACGGTAAATCTATAGTATTTGTTAAAAACCTCAATGTAAGAACCATCCATTAATACATCCCCTTTGTTTGGAAAAGATCCGGTAGATGTGTGTCCGTTATATGATGGCAATTTTGGGAGTAAGTTGTATCTATAACCTTCTTCAGTGGTATCTGAAATAGTTTTAAAAGGATAAAGTTCGTTAATAACAGGATCTAATTCGTCTGTAGGTTCTAAAGGAATAAAAACAGAAACTTTTGCATTTGGTAAACCAAAACCGTTATTTACAAAAACTCTACCCGTAACAATACCGTAATCCGCACAAAATCTTGTATATATATCATTTGATAAAATTTTTAAAGAAAGTATTTCTAAAGATTCCCAATCTTGTTCTAAGTTTACATTGATATACTTATCAATACCAACTTCGGTTCTTATTCTATATGATTTTGGCATTAAAAAATTGTTTTTTTGATAAATAGTTTATTTCCCATTTTCATAGAAACATACACCTTATTAAAAAAAAATAAATCTCTAGGAGAAATTAACTGACGTAAGATTCAATACTCTAATATTTATATCCTTATTAGGATATCTAATTTGATAAATTTGAGTTGGTGTTGCAAATAGAGTATCTGCGGTTGGTCTTATCTGTCGTGTTACAGGGTCTGAATATGGCATAGATGTTTGACTTGATGAATATTGACCACCGACTTGATTAAAAAATAAAATGTCTGAAATGCTAACAATTCCATTTTCTGTTTGAATTAGTCTTTTTAGTTCTGAAGTATTAACATTTTGTCCTAACTCCCTAACTAATGGGTTAAAGAAATTTCCAACAATTTGAATTGTTTTTGCAATTATAGCACCTTGATTTTGACTATTATCTAAAACAACATCAACAGTAACCGCTAAGTCTATTGTTTCTGCCGCCTCAATTGATATATAATCATTTATCATTCTATAATTTGATAAATAGTTAGCCACATTTTGTTTTAAACTGTTTGATATAACATTAGTTAAACTCCCATTTAAATCATAAGACAACATTTTAATTCTTATTTTGTTGTTTTCTTCTGTTATAGCAACTTTTGCCGGAGCTCCAAATTGGGCCGGCATTTTTCTTAAAATAGAATTATAATCATTAACAGTTACAGCTCTGTTTTGTGCCGCAAAATTAAATGAAACCATATTTCTAACATCCTCTATTGTTGGTGGATTAGCTCCTCCAATTGCTGCAGTAACATTATTACACTGTAAACTATTAATAACACTTTTATTAAAAACTTCAGATGGTCCATTAACAGAAAACGAAACCGTTCCAATTTGATTAATAGTATTAATACCAAGATTACTACCTAAACCACCACCGATCCTATATTGAACAAATAGTGTGGTATTAGGTGTTAACGCCGCACCCATGGCGTAGTTATTTGTGTATCTACTTAAGTCAAACCCTTTACCGTCACGAGCAAACTCTTTAAGTTGTTCTTCTGCTGAAATATTTCCTCCACCAAATGTTAACTTACAAAAACTTTCTGACGTATATTCAGATATAAATTTATTTGATGTTGTAATATACGTTCCGACTTTAATACCTGGTTGATCAGACACTTTTGTTGGGTCTTCAATAAAAACTCTGTCTTGAACTAAAGCGTCTACCTCAAACCACCTTTCAGGTCCTAATGTTAAAAAATCTTGTGGATTTGGTATTGTTGAGTATTGAGTTCCTGATTTTAATAAAACACTTGTTATTCCCAAAATAGTTTTTTCAGGTAAGAATAATTCTAAATATGGTTTAACATCATTTGGTGTAATAACTCTTTTAAAAACTTTTGTGATACCATTAACAACGACTTCTCTTTTGACTATCGTGTAATTTAATAACTTCCCACTTGAGTCAAAATTTGGTATTTTAACCCTGTTTGGTGATCCTTCTGCGTTTATTGGTGATGTAAAATCAATATCATAAACAGTTTCAAATGGTTGTCCACCACCATTAACTTGGGATCCTCTTCTTAAAACCCCACAATATCTTAAATCTTCTCTATCTCCAAAAGCCGGAACTGTAATTGAAAAATCAATTAATGCAACAGATGGTCTTTGACCTGGAATTTTTAAACCATAGGTTCTTGCAATATTATATATTGATGTTTTTTGTTGTGCGAACTGAAGAACCGTTTCTTGGATACTCCTATCTATTTGATAATTTAAATTATCTGTTACCGCAGCATTCAAATCCAACATCACCGAAAAAATACCGGCGTCGTTAAAGTTTTGAATTAAATCAGGATAATAAGTTCTTGTAAAATTTATTAATTCCGTTCTTACTCCTTGAAAGTCTCTTACCGTATAGGATATTTTTTTTTCTGCCATATACTATTAAATATTGATTATAATAAAATCTTGTGATTCAAAAGCAGAATCAAGAACTCTATAATCTATTTTAATTTTTGCGGTGTGTTCTAAAGTTGCAATATTTGTGACTTTAAATTCTCTCTCACCATATTGATTAATTGTGGTTCCTTTATCTTCTAAACCGGCCGATGCGGGCTCTACGCTTATATTTGTTATTTGTAAATTTGGCATATACGTCCTAATACTGTCTTGGATTTCTGATTCAATGTCCGAAAATGTTGGTCCGTCTAATGGTTCAAAAATATATTCATATAATCTTGTCCCAAAATTTGGTAAAAAATATCTACTTCCCCTTCTTGTTAATAAAAGATGAACAAGGCTTCCTCTAATCTCTCCTTCAGTTGAGTTTGTAACGTCTAAATACCTTCCTGTAAAAGAATCTACAAAAGGAAAAGAAATACCATAAGTTATACCATTTGACATATCACATATAAATATAACTTAAGTTTTTTTTAAGTAAAAATTATAAAAATATCACAAATTATTTTTTATATATGTTTTACACTTTTGACCTTCAGTTGGTTGTTTATTTTTTGAAACCTCACCATGCCCATAAATTTGACCATAAGAATATCCTAATTTTTTAACTAAGATTAAAGCCGCTTTACATTGAACTTCTAAAACATCGTCATCATCATTTGCAATTATTTCAACACCTTCAGCGGTAGAATTTGACACATCTTTTGGGGCTTGTCTTCCAATTGCTTTAATATGTGCTCCTCGACCCTTTAAAGGTAAGGTTTGAAATATTTTTCCTTCTCGATCTATAACCCATTGAATTCCTAACCCTCTATTGTTTAAAATATTTACAATATCTTCTTGTTTTTTACCACCAGCCGTGTGGTGTATTATAAAATATTTTGCACCAATTTTTTCATTTTTTCTTTTATATGTTGAACTTGATGAAACATCATTAATTTGTGACAAATCAACTGTAGATTTATTATCTTCTATATTATTATCAACATTATCTATTTTGGAATTTTTATTAAACTTATCGGGAGTTATTCCAGAAATTAAAGATTCATGAGCTTTTTTTGTTAAGTCACCATATTTACCATCTACACCATTTTTTTCTGGTCCATAACTTCCAATATCATAATTTTTATCAATAAGTATTTTTTGTAATTTAACAACATCGTCATCATGATTATTTGAAATTTCAAATTCTTTATTAACAATCTGGTCTTCTTCAGATTCACTAATTAAATTAATAACCCCCATTAATTCTTTTATCCTATTAAGGTTTTCTTGTAGATTCATAACAATTAGTTTATTATATAAATATACCAAAAAAAAAATCCCAACTTAATGTTGAGATTTTAATGATTTATTTCCCTTTTGGTAAAGAGGTTCGTAAGGACAATGTAAACATCTACTACCACAACAACTTCCTCTCTTAATGTGATAAGATTCTGTCATTACTATATTACCGTCTTTATCCTTATAAAAGTCAGGTTCAGGAGATTTTTTTGTTGTCTCCTGAACATATAACTGTTGTATCCAATCTTTAGATGCTCTTACTGTCATTTTAATTTTATTATACTATTTCACATGCTCCACCAGCACAAGCGGCTTCACCTCTAAGGTCTGTATTATCTTGTAACTCAATAACTTTTGTAAGATCAACATCTGACAATGTTTTAACTAATCTTTCAAAATCTTCTTTCGTACAATCTTCAAAAGGAGCTTGAGTATAAGTTCCTCCGTTATATGGTAATACCGATAGTCCGTTATAGAAATCTCTATTATTCCACATCCAATCACCAACTAAATCCCATTCATCCTCTTTAACTGAAATTGTTGCGGATACGTTATGACTATTTTGTCCGTTTCTATGACCCGGTTTAATCCATTCTTGAGATACCTTTTTAACTCGTTCTAACATTTGAAAAACAGATTCGTGTCTAATGATAGATCCTTCTGGCGCTCTTTGTGGAATAGCGATTACCGCAGTGTCGTGAGGACGGAAAAACTCATCTTCAATCAACTCAGGGTGATTATTCGCCAAGTAAGAATAGATTGATTCATTCTTACCTACACGGATTCTTCTTAGATAATAATCATTATGCCAAGCATGAATTCCTGATGATGTTCCCAAAACTAATGATGAAGTACCAGATGGTTTAACGGTTGTTGTTCTTGCCGATTTATTAATACCAATAAGATTTGCAACTCTTTCGTTTTCTTCTTTAACCATCTTTGCGGCTTTTTTCATGTCATAACCTAAAACAACTCCTGAACCAATACCTGTCATTCCAACACCAATAAGTGCATCTTTTTCGGTAGTTCTTTTCCAAATATCTCTTAAATAATGGAAGTCTGTATATCCAGCTTGTAGTGTTCCAATGAATGATGCCGCTTTAACTCTTTCGTTAAAATCTTCTTGTGATTCAATGTCTGAAGCGTTAACCTCACACAAATTACAGAATTGGAATGGTCTAAGTGCGATTTCGCAACAAGGGTTTGTTCCCCAATCTTTATCGTTAGATAAATAAATTCCCGGTTCTCCTGCTCCTGACAACTCAATACGTTTCCATAAACCCATAAAGAATTCTTTAGTGATTTTGTGTCTAAGTAGTACCGCTGAGTTATTTGCTCTACCTCTTTGTGCGTTTTGTTCCCACCAACTTCCTGATTTACAAGAAATCATTTCTTCGTCGTCAGCCGAGAATAATGAAATAAGTGCCGCTCTTCTAATACCTCCTGCCAATACCGCATCTGCAATATGACATACAATATCGTGAGTCTCAATTGGTGTTAATTTTTCACCATCTTTTTTGTTATCCAAAACTTTTGTGATATTATGAATACAATCTTTCAATGGTTGTGGTCCTGGTGCCTTTCCTCCCGATGTAACAAGCATTGCCCCCTTTTGTCTAATATCTGAAAAATCAAATATAGGTGTTGACGATTTGTATCCCAAATAAGATTCCATTAATACTTTAATAGCGTCTGCCCATCCTTCAATAGAGTCACCAATTAGGTATCGTCTTGTTCTTTCTTTGTTTGGTTTTTTAAGATCGGGTAATTTTTCAACGTGATGTTTTTGAACTGAATAACCAACTCCTGTTCCACCTAAAAGTAAAAACATTGTTTCAGAAAAAGAGTCAACATGGTCAATTGGCATATAAGCACAGTTGTAAACTCTGTTTGGTGAAATTTCAATTGATTTACCACCAAACTGTAAAGATCTCATTGATGGTAATACTTTTTTATCGTATACCATTTTATACACCTCTTCGATTTCACTTGTAATTTTAGGGTATTTTTTTTGGTGCATTTCTTTGTTACGAGTCACCAACTCTTTCCAAGTTTCTCTACGATTTTTTTCGGGTTGAAACTTAGCGTATTTCATAAAGACAGTAATGTCACTTAATATTTTTTGCGAAATATCCATTTTATTTAAATTTATTTGTTAATTGTTTTGTGTTTGAATTTCTTTTTCTTTTCTTTTAGATAAGAGTTCTCTAACTCTATTTTTATTTCTTTCTTCTTTTTGTTCTTCCATTCCTAAAAATGTCATAGAACTTTCGGTGTCGATATCTATCATTGCGTTATCAAATTTACAATTCTCAAATACAACTCCATCATCACCAATTCTTGATTTTGTTATCGCTATTGTTGCTAACTTTAACTCTTTTTGTTGTAGAGTCTTGGCTACAGTTATAATAACGTGCCCAACTTGTGCTTTCTTAATCGATCCACCCATTTGATCTGTTGTTACTACTTCAGACGAAATAGATTGTCTATTACCTTGAGTTGCTGTCCATCCCACTAAATTAAGTTCGTGACACATGGCCTCAAATCCCCTCATAACCGAACCTTCACTTTTCCATTCGTCACCCAAATTCTTATCAGGAACAACACAATCAATGTAATCTAAAACAACCATATCAACCTTAACCCCATCAGCAATCATTTTTCTAATTTGATTTTTTAATTGTAACATCGTTACTGTGTCCGATGGTAATTTTTTCATGATTAGTTTGTTTAACATACTATCCTCAATCTCTTTAACTTTAGTCATCACTTCTTCTTTTCTCTCTGACAAATCATCAGGGTGGATTTTTGTCCACAAGGTAAAGTGTTTTCTCTGTATTATTTTTGAATTATCCTCAAAGAACACTTGGAGAACGTTATTACCTAAGTTAAATGCGTGGTTCGCAATCTTAGTTAAAATTGTAGACTTACCTACACCTGTTGGTGCTAAAATAACCCCAATTTCACCTCTCGCTAAACCACCTTTTAATAGTCTGTCAATACCTGGTATTCCCATTGGAATTGGGTGTCTATAGTCTTCATCAAGAACTTGTTCAAGATTTGAGAATACATTCAACATTGATGTGTCTTTTGCTCCAACTTGTAATGCCTCCCTAACTAACTCTTCAAGAGTGTCGTAATTCTCAAACTCACCTCCGTCAATAATCTTTTGAGCCTTACCCATTACCTTTTGAAGTTCCTGTTGTTTACAAAACTTTAACGCCTTTTCTTGGACAAACCCCACACCATCGATAGGTGCGTCTTTAATCTTCTTAATAGTGTCAAGAACTATTTTTGATGCAATTTCTTGTTGTAGTTCTGATTTTGTAACCTGTTCAAGTGTCTCAAAAGATGGTGTGTGATCAAACTTAACATAATACTCTCTAATCATCTGTATTATTATTTTGAAATATTTGTTTTCAAAATAGTTGTTCTCTATTACATCAATTATTGAATGTGAAAAATCCTTATCTAATATAATTTGATTTAGTAGTTGTAACTGAAATGTGTTACCTAAATATTCAAAATTTTTGCCCGTCGCCATACTTTTTTTCCTTTCGTTTGTAAAGATAAATACTCCTAGTTTTTGATTAATTCTGGATAAAAATAATTAAATTTTTGGCCTGAAAAAATGTCAGTAAAGTCCGACATGATCGTTTTTAACTTTGGGCGTAGGTCTACGGTATATCTGACCTTTGGGGGGTATGGTTTTGCGTCAAACTGCCTATGACAAATTGTCATGTCTCCAACCTTAAGAATTAAATTAAAATTTTCAGGTCCATTGGTAATGGATGTATTTAGTAGTTCTGAATTTTCTAAAATTTCATATCGATTTTCTAACATATAAACAACAGACCTCATTTTTAAGTCGTATGTTAACTCTCGACACAGACGACTAACATGGTCATAAAGTTCTTCAGATTTGTAAGCGTTTCTATTAAAACCTCTCACGTTAAAAAATCTTTGGACAACAATGTTGTCATTACACATTAACAAAAACTCTACTTTTGTTATATCTTGTTCCTTCATTTGTTTTTTATTTTTTTTTGTTTTTAAAATTTGTTTTTTCTTTTCTTGTTAACTTTAAGAATGGTTTTAAAAAACTAACCCAAGCGTCGTCACCCTTTGGTAGGTATTTAAAAAACCCGTCATTCATCATAAATCTAATTAGATTTCTATGTCCTCTTCCGTCGGGATCCATCGACTCGGAATAATAAGATTCAACTAATTCTTTCCCTTCTTCACTTATTAGTGGTTCCGATAAATCCACAAGTTTTTTATTTATCTTGTAATACTCATCACCAAAAATACCATCTTTAGTTCTACCACTTAATAAGTTTTTTAAAGATTGATTGTCTTTATCTTCTTTTAAGAGTAATTCTCCTTTTGTTAAAATATCGTCGATATTTACCTCTTTGTCAAGTAACTCAGGAAATAACTTAACTAATGTTTTTTCTCCCAAATAATAAATTCCATTAATGTTGTCTGACTTATCACCAGATAATATTTTCCAAGTCTTAACGTTATAGTGTGGTATCTCAACATCATACATTTTAATCATATCTCCATTCTTATAATGTTTTTTAGTGCTTGGCGAATAGATACTCACATCTTCAGAGATAAGCTGTGTAAGGTCTCTATCACTTGAGAATATAGTTTTGTGTTCGTCTTTAGATATTTTACAATAGTATGCAATAATATCGTCGGCCTCACAATCATCAATTTCAATATGCCTTATAAACATCTCTTCAAGGTATTGTTTTACTCTTGTCTTTTGATATGAGAATGAATTTACTTGTTCTTCGGTATTTGCTTGTCTTCGGTTAAGTTTATAATTAGGATAAAATAATCTTCGTTGTGTTGAGTTACTTTCACTATCCCAACAAACCACAACCTTGTTGTAATTTCCTTCATCCAAAAATCTTCTGGTTGTGTTTAAGAAATGCCAAATCCCACCAACATGTTCTCCGTTATTATAAAAATCTTTGACCCCACAAACCCCAATCTTCAGTAGATTGTTGCCGTCAATAACAAGAGTTTTAATCATTTGTATTTTTTAAATTATTCGTCAATATCATCATCAGATTCGTCCAAAGAATAATCTGAATAACCTAACTTTGTTTCCCAATAATCTGAATATTCTTTCTTATAGTTATCCAAAGATTCTTTTGTGTCTGCAATATAACCTTGTGGTACTGCAATTATCTTACCATCTTTATACCCAAGACCATTAACGTGATTCTTTAATATAGAAATTTTTGTTCTAATTGCGAACGATACTTTTCTACCATTCTTAGTCGCATCAATGTGACTAATACCCGCCTTTTTCTGATTACCAAACAAGAATACTAATGATGATGCCAACCATACCGCTTCACCACCTTTGGCCTTTATTTCAGGTTGACCAAATGGATTGTCAGGAAGTAACACCCATGGCTGATTTAAAATAACCAAAGTGTTGTAATATGGATACTCTTCTTTTTTGGATTTTGAGATCCTCGAATGGATCCCCATACCGATCTTATCCGCTAACACTTTTGCATTGTGCATCCCACCACCTTTTCCATCAAAAGTCATCTGACAAGGCACGCTACCAATACTATCCCATAAAAACAATAAGTTATAAGGTATATCCCCCTTTTCTTGGGAATCAAGAATATTATTAATGAATTCTGTTGCTTGTTCAATCACATCAAACGAATCATTAAAAATGAACATACCATCATACTCACCAATTTCGTTTTTCTCCGCTTGTAACCCTAATTCAATTGCATGTTCCCAAGACCATTTTTTCTCAGTAATAATAAGAACAGGTAAATGACCTTTCTTTTGTGCGTCAGCCGCCGCCAATATCATTGCCGTTGTTTTTGATGTATTTGAATGTCCTAAGAACATATTAATACCTCCCATAATAGGTCCGGGTAATCCACAAGATCCCATGAACGCTTCACCACAATTATAAAAACTTTCGGGTTTATATTTTGTTTTGGTGGAAAACTTGCTTTTTATTGCGTCTAAACTAAATTCTTTCTTTTTCAATGCCATAATAATTAATAATTGTTTTATAAAATATACATAAAAAAACGGGAACAATAAACTGCTCCCGTTATCTTTTTTTAATTAAAATTAGAATGGTAATTCTTCGTCAACCTCATCATTTGATTGTGGGTCGGAAACCTCTTTATTAGTTTTTGATGGTTTTGTTCCTCCCATTGAAACTTCAGAAGTTTCGCTATTAGAATAAACAAACCCTCCTTTTTCAGTATCCCATCTTGGTGTGTCACCTTTTGCGATAGCCTCTAAATACTCAATTGGTTTTTTAGAATAAACATCTTCCCAAGTCAACTCATCATTAATCCATGTTGACGCTTTTTTAGAATCTTCGTGGGTTGGTGACGGATCGTCATACATTACTGTTTGGATTACTGTGTAAAACGCTCCTTTTGGGGTTTTTGCCTTTGTAAGTTCAAGGATTAAGTCACGACCATTATCAGAGTCAGTAACGTCACCTTTTGCTTTCCAAATTGGAATAATTTTGTCAAGAATTCCTTCTTGTTTGTAATTGTGTTTAAATCTCCAAAATTTAACACCATCTTCTTCGTTATCACGATCAATTACTTTTACAATATAAAACTTACGTGATCTATATTGTGTTGCTAATTGTTTGTCGGATTCACGACCTGTTGAAATCAACTCTTCATAAACCTCATTTAAAGGTGAACGTTCGTTGTCATTTTTTCCTGGATCATAGAACTTCTGCCATTTACCATCAACATTGATTTCGTGAAACCAAACTTCCTTAAAGGGAGATGATCCATCTGTTGTAGGTAAAATACGTATCATTTTTTGACCTTGTTTTTCGTTGTCCTTAAGGATTGCCGCGAAATACTTTTTCATTCTTTCTTCTTGTGTGAATTTTGAAGTGGAAGAAGAACCACTTTGTTTTGAACTCTCATATTGAGCCAAAACTGCATCTAAGACATTGTTTGTCGCCATTGTGTATATAATTTATTAAAGGTTTACGTAGAAAATATAGTTATAAAAAGTAGGGTTGTCAATAAAGTATTTAAAAAAAATTTAAGAGAGGGTCGTTTATTTCCCTCTCTAATTACTAAGAGTTATATCTGTTTAATAAAGTGTCGTCGTCGTCGTCATCCATAGGTTGATTAAATGAATTTTCAATATCAGATGGGTTAAAATTTTCAACTTCATCATTTGTTAAAACATATTCATTTTTTCCACTTTTTTCCATTTCAACTTTTTTCTCATCGAAAAAATCGGCTAAATTTTGTTTAAATGGTCCAGAATCTAAACTTCTTAACTCTAATTTTTCTTGTGGGCTTTTTGGTCTAAACTTATCAAATTTAGTTTCTAACGAATCTATTTTAGAAACTAATTTATCCATTTCGGATAATTTTTCTTCCATATTTTTAATTTGATCAAACAAGTTGGTAAAATATTCTTCTTGTTTGTCAGCCATAGTTTTTTGAGAATCAACTAAATCTGTTATATCAAGTTCTTCAACACCTTCACCTTCTTCACCTTCTTCTCCTTCACCTCCTTCACCTCCAACTTCTTCAACATCAGGGTCCGAAGCAACATCAACAGGTGTTGGTGGGGTTGTTGGTGCTCCTGCCGCAGCGGGATCTGCTGGAGGTGGTGGTGCTCCTGCCGCAGCGGGATCTGCTGGAGGTGGTGGTGGTGCTCCTGCCGCAGCGGGATCTGCTGGGGGAACATCTTGTTCAGTTATATATCGATTAATTGAATTGTATCTAGCAATTTCATTTAATATTTTCTCATCTATTCTCATACTATCCGTTTAATAATGTTTTTATGCCATGTGTGGTCTCTACTTGTATTTTTTTAAATGCTCTCTTCGTATTGTCAACCCTCTCAATAAGACCATCTTTCATTCTTAGGGTATAACAATCACCAGTGTCTAGATCACAAACTTCTTTTGTTCCGTCACCCATTTCTTTTTCAGATACTCTTGTGTTTTTTCCAAGATAATTATCTAATAATAATTTTGTATTCATAATTGTGTTTTATTATAAATATCTACATTATTTTATTTTTTAAAGAATGACGTAAAAACATCGTAAGCTTTAATAAATTCGTTAGTAAGTTTAAGTATTTGGTTTGGGTCTTCTTCTATTTGTTTATAAACATTTGGTTCCTGATTAATTGGGTAATGAATAACATATTGTTTTGCTAAATTACTAACACTCGCCAAATCAGCATTATTTGGGTATTTTTGATTAAAAGTTGAAGAATCTTGTCTTAAAAAAGTATTTATACCAGAAACTTTATTTAACACAAAGTTTACAAAATCGTTTGTGGATCTAAACGCAACAATTGGGATATTTTTATCTCTGCCTCTAACCACACAAAAGTATTTTCTATTTATATATTCGTAAAATGTGTCACCATATACCTCTTTAAGGTTAATAGTGCTATAGTTATTTTCATACGCAACAAGTTGATTTCCATTATTATTTCCTGAATCAACAAAAACATACATAAACGCCATTGCGGCAACATTAAATGAAGTTTCTCCGGTCATATCATAATTTCTTTGAATCATTAAAGTTCGTATTGTGTTAAAAAATTCGTTAGTGGATATAGTTGTTTGTTGTGGGGCGTCAACACCAACAAAATTATTATATCGACTATTTAAACTTTCGGCACAATCTTGATTTTTAGTTAACGTATCTTGAGCATCTAAGTTTGAGATAACATTTGTCGCTTGGAATAAAATATTAACTGAGCTTGTTTTTTCTGTGGTTTCTTTTTCAACCACTTTAGCTTGAAGTTGTGATAATATCTGAGTATTAAGGGTTTGTAGAAAATTATCTATGGTTGGTAAACTATAAAAAGGTTGTCTCACCCCTTCAATAGTAGTGTTAAACTCTCCCTCACCAATTTGATGACTGACTTTAGTAATCATATATGGACCAGAAAACATAGGTATATTTCTAATATTAAAATACATCATAGGTTGTATCAAAGCACATCCCATCATATCAACAGAACAACCATAACTTCTGTTTTTATATAAATTATATAAAGAAACAGATTGCGATGTAGATCTTCTATTTTTACCTAAATTCGCCATTTGGTTTAACATTTCTAAAGATTCTGACGTTGGTTTTCCAGGATCTTGTGAGACACTAAAACTTTTAAAAATCTGTTGGGTTTGACTTGTTGGGTCCACATTAAACCCAACAACTTTGTTTGATTTTCCCCAATCCGTTTTATTTGTTTGATTTTCAGTTAGTGGGTTGTCACTAGCCCTTCTTAAGTCAAAAGCATCATCTCTAAATCTATAATCAACATTATCTTTCATGTTAAGATGTTCACTAGGTTTACTTACATAATAACATAAAAACTTTGGTGAGCTTTCTCTATAATCAACATTTAAAAAAGTCCCAAACATTGTATTAGCAACGTCTAAAGTTCCATCAGGTCTTGGGGTTGGGTTTTTTTGATTGTCTTGTACGTTATAAAAATTAACATACGCAGGTAACATAAAGTGTTGGAAATTATTTTGAGTTAATATGGTCGTAATCATATCAAGTAATGTATTTTTGTATGAGGTGCTTCCTTGATGTCTATCTGATGCTCCGTCCTCTAAAATATCTATAATTTTATAAATATCTACCAAAACTTTATCACCAACATTTCTACTCGCCCTATCAACAAGTAATACGTCTTCAAAAAGAGTTTTACTTTCAAAATCAAAACCTGCAATCCAAGTGTCATTTAAAGCCTTAAATGTTTCCCAAAGTTCTAATCTTGTTTGTTCTGTAAATCCAGCTTCTAAAGGCGCCCTATTAGCCCCATCACCATCACCAATGAATACGTTTGGTAATTGTTTTCTTACCGCTGGTAACATAACGTTTAAAACATTTCCAATATAATAATTATTTTGTTCGATATATCCATCCATCAATCCATAAAATTTAGCAACATTTGTTCCGCTATTAGCAAAAGAAGTATTTGTTGGTAATCCAGGAGGTGCTTGTTGTTGTTGTGTGGTGGTTGTAGTTACCTGAACATTTTGAGATGAAGGTGAAACATTAACTATAGTTTTAACAAACTGAGGATCGTTTTGATTTAAAGATATTGACCCATAATAACTTTGTATAATTTCTTTTCTTAATTGTTCGTTTGTGGTGATTGATGCCGATGCGTTTTGACCTTGTTTTAATATTGTTCCATTTTGATCTCTTAAAACAGCGTATATGTTTGGCCCAAATTTATATATCGTTACCGTACTACCACTTTGTAATGTTGCAAGTTCTATTGCATCCCCTTGATTATTTGGTGCCGATGGTAATTGAGGAGGTTGAGGTCCGTTTGGTGCGGGAACAGGGTTAGATGGTGGAGCATTTATTGGTTGTGGCTTTGGTGGTGCGGCAAATCCATTTAATTTTTGTGTCGCATATATCTTAATTAAAGGTGTAAAATCAATTACATTTTTTTCATTAAACTGAACATTAAGGTCTATAAAAAAGTCAGTTATATATGATCCTGAATTTTTATATTCTAATTGTGGAATTGTGGAATTACCAACATAGAATTCAAGTGCCTCCCATGTTTTTGGGTTTTGTGTTTTTGATTGAGCTAAAGTAATTTGTGGTGGTAAATTTCCTTGTTCGTATGAACTATAACTTATTGGATTTTCAATGTATCTTGTTGAAAATGTGTAAAATAGCCTTTTATCAAAATTACTTGGGTTACCAAATTTAAACACAACATCATACTCCATAAATGATTTTAAATTGGATTGGAAGATTGTATTTTGATTTTCAATTACTGATTGTAGTTTTGTTTCAGGAGATGTTCCAACTGGTTTTGAAACTTTCATTAAAGATCTCATAAATAAATGAAAGTTTTGATAAGTTGGTTCACTATCTGTTTTTTGTCTTGTAAAACTATTATCATTAAGAGGTAAAATATTAGTAAAGTCATACAGAGATTTACTAAAATTTAAAAAATGTCTTTCAAACTCATCCATCAATTGGTTGTCAAACGTTGTGAATAATTCTTCAAAATTAGTATAGTCTGTTTGTTTTCCCGATATTAAAAAATTTTGTTGATCTTTTTGTTCGTTTAAAATTTGTTTAAGATATGTTTCAGGGTTATTTTTTACAAGTTTTGAATTATCAAACCATCCATATTGTGGAGAGTTCCAAAACATTCTAACAGTGCCATTAAACATTGCAGGATTATTAGAAAGGTCTACTTTCATATTTCCGTTTTTAAACACCTCTTCTTTCGCTTGATTAACATTTGACCCAAAAGAAGGAACAACATAATATTCTTCAGGATTTTTAGTGTCTCTAACCAATACTGACCAAGGAGATACTCTCATAGTTCTCAAATTATTAGAAGTGTCAAATCCCGAAGTTTCAAATAAAGTTGAGTTTGTGGTGTTAAACATCATTAACTTTTCCGTATCTAAATAATTTTGTATTTGTTGTGACCCAATTCCTTGTGTAAACGAGTTTTTAACAACAAATGTCGAAATTGTTGGTGGGGCAATATTTGTTGTTTGGTATAAACCAACTCCACCTGTTGTTCCTGATATCTGAGATAATATTGTAACGTCGCCACTTAAATATTGACCATTTATAATTGTTCCTCCACTCAAAACATTGGCACTTATTTTAGTAACTTGTATTGGTGGATTTAATACGGTAAAACTAAATGTTTGTGCAGACACAGTTGTAACCTTACAAAGAGGTGTTGACCCTGTTGACCCACTAATTATGTTTAGAATTGTAACTCCAGTGACACCAGTTGCACCACTTAAAATTTGTCCTGTTTTAATTGGGTTTACCGTATTGTTAGTTATATTTGCATAGTCGCCCAATTTAAATGTTACACCTGTAAAAGAAACGTTAAAATTTAATGGAGTTGTATAAAATCCTGTGCCACCTGAAACCCCATTAACTTGCGAAACTAACTGAATACTAGAATTAAATTGTGGTATAAATATGGTGTCCGGAGTTTTAATATAATTTTTACTTATATTAGTAATTGTAATTCCTGTCCCGTTTGTTGAGCAAGTTCCTGTAACCTGAAAAGTATCAGAAGAACCTGAAATATTTAAACCGACACAAATTCCATCATTTTGGGTTTGTCCACTAAATAGTTTTAATCCTTGTATAAATACATTGTAGTCATCAATAAGCTGAGGGTAAAATCCTGTGTTAATATCTGTAAAAGGTGGTGTTCCAGTTGTGTCATCTAAAACCAAATTTCTAGCTATACCATCAATTACCAAATTATAAGAATATGTAGTTGCCGATGTTGATGGATCCCAATTTTCTTTGTAGTTGAAGTTTTTCCAAACATCGTCTAAAAAATCAACTCCAGTTTCTTTATATGTTTTATATCTATTCCATATAGAACCATATTTTAAAATCCAAGAATATGGTAGTTTATGAATTGATCCAAACTTTTTTAACGTAGATAATATATAACTAAGATCAGTTGTTGTTTCACCATTTAAAGTTTTATATTTTTCCCTTAAAGTACCTAATGGTAAACTGTTCAAAAACAGATAGGCCGCCGATTTATAGGGGTGAAGATCTTTTGATTTATATCTAAAATTAAAAACTCCCTTTTGTATTGCATTTATAAAATATGGTGAGTTAAGGATTGAAGTTGTTTGTGTGTCAGAAACATAATTTGTGTAATTATTATAAAATAAATTTCCTTCTGTAACAAATTGGTCTTTGTAATTTCTTGATCCATAAAAAGTTTTAAAAGATAAAATATTTGGTATTGTGCTTAAAGAAATAAAATTAAAGTGGGTAAAAGGTTGTTTAGAAGTTGTTCCGTCATTTAAATCAAAGTTTGCAACAGTTTTTACAATATCATTATAACTTATAACTTCTTTAGTGTCATAAACCTCAGTTAAATTATTTAAAAATTTTCCGTTAGCTAAATTTTTCTTGTTCCAATTAAAATCTGTTATTGGGTATGTATCAACAAAATCAAATTCGTTTGTTATTGAAGTTCCTGTTAAGTATTTATCAATATTAACCAAACTTTTTGGGTTAGTTAATGAAACTCCTGGTTGTGATTTAACGGAATCTAATATGTCTCCATTGTAAATTACATTTGGTGATTTAACATCATTTTTTATATATGGGGTTACAAAATCTCCTTTTACAAAATTTTGCCAACTTTCACCTTGTCCTTGATTTGAAATATGTTTTAAAAATGGAACATAATTACTTGAATCTAATAGATATTCTTTAATTTTTTTTGTTAGGAATGGGTTATCTGCCCCCAAACTTTGTATCATATTTACCGCTTCGTCGTCCGCTTCAACTTCGTGAATAGAATAAACATCTCCCGATTTTTTTGAAAATCTACTGTAAAATGAATTTAACATTAATCTTTCATATACTTCAAAAAAATATTTTGTTTCTTCTTTGTTTTGTAAAATTTCATTATTAACAACAAAATCAATAGCGTTCAAAGATATTCTTGATGGTTGTAGATTAACCTCAAAAATACCTGCGTCTTTGTCTCCGGTTGTTTGTCTTTGAACATACCCTTTAATAAATTGTTCAACAAATTCAACCTCAGGCCAAACTTCAGGACTATATGCTCTATATGAAGACGCAACTGTTTGATCTCCAGGATAAATTATTTCAAATTTTTCTTTATTATCGTCACCTACCGATTCTTTAATAACTTGTGGCCAAGGATAAATTGGTTCATTATTTTGTGTTGACGATTTAACATCAACACTTGGCGCGGTTGACATTGAATTAAATATTGCTCCTCGTCTATATGGGTTTTCTCTTTGATCCCAAGCTGATTTATGAACATCATCTAATAACCTTAAAAAGGCTTCTCCTTGACAATAAAATACGGCCAAAATATTTCTTATTGAAGGAACGAACCCTAACCCACCATTACCTTGTGAGTTAAACTTTGTTGCTAAACTTGCGGATATTTCTGTTTCAACTTTTTTTCTTGTTTCAGAGGCCTTTTTTGCCATACCATCAGTTATTTCCATAAAAGATTTGGGACCTTCAAAAAAGTATGCTATACCTCCATTTGTGGTTATTTGCGCCTGTAGTGTTTGTTTAAATTGTTGTATTACCGCATCTGTTTCAATAAAGTTTCCTTTTGGTGCGTTTTTTTGAGAAACATAAGTTTTAACTAAATCAATCTTGTCAATTGTTAAATCGGTTACTTGCGTTGTTTTTAACGTTATTGGAATATCAATATTAGATGGTGTTGTTATTCCTCCTACAGTATATTTTCCTCCAATACCAAAAACACCGTTTTGTGATAAAATATCGTTATATTTTTTTATTTCACCATCAAGTTTGTTTGTTGCATTTAATTTTGATTCTCCAGTTGATGGTTTAAATAAAAAAACATTTTGAGAATCTTGTTTTAAAACAATTGGGTTATTTTTATCAGTATATGTGTTAAACCAAGAAGAATTACTATATAAAAAAATATTTTGTTGATAGTTTAATAAATTTTTTTGATATACGGTCATGTCGGTAAGAATTCCCATATTTTCTTTTTCAAATTGATCAAGAATTGTTTTTATAAAAGTTTCTAACCTGTATTTTAATTGCATTAAAGTTATTTCAGGAAAGTTGTCATCAATTAAACCTTTTGACTTATATATAGAATAAACTTCTTTCATCTTTTGATACCCTCTACTAACTACAATAGGGGATGTTGCCGTTGCATCGGTTTTTATTTCATTTCCTTGAGTTATGGAAGCCGGAACTTGGGTTACAGTATTATTATACATTTGAGGAACTGCCATTAAAGCCCCAAAATTTACATAAGACAATAAAGTATATTTATACCCATAAAAAGTTAAAGTAATATTAAAATTATGTGTGTTCGGATCAAATGTGGAAGTAAAAGACTGTAACATTATTGGAAACTTGATCGCCTTTCCATACCAACCTTTTAATGTTAATGTGAATTGTGGATATGGTAGTTGAAAAAAGGCGGCATATGGTGAATTATTTCCAGCCTCAAACAAAGCTCTTCCTTTAACATCTTCTAAAGTTACCATTATAACAGGTAAAAAACTTGTATTAATATCCATCTTTATTGACTTCATACCAAGAAATCCGTTATCAACAGCTCCTGGTGTTCCATTAGAGTTTAAATTTTGGGTTATATAGTAATCGTCAGATTTGTTTGGGTTTTTAACTGCGGTTTGTTTTATTTGATTAACACCCTTACCTTGTACAGTGTCTTTACCGGTTAACTCGTCGGACCAAGCGGTGTCCATAAAAGTTTTATTACCAGGATTTAAAAAATTTATTTTACCAACTGAAATTGTTCTTTGAGAATCATTCATTGCGGTGCCTACAGCCAATTTAGTTCTTGGAAGAACATTGCACTCTAAATTAGCATACATCACTAAGTTTTCTTGTTTAACTAACCTATCTTTAACATTACCCTCTTGATCTATAGTTTTGTTTGGATCAATAAGGCTTATATTATCGTAGTCTAATTCAACTAATATATTTTCTTGATCATCTACCATAATAGAAAAAATAATTTTCGTAAGAATTTTTATAATCCTGTAATGAAGCTACTAAAGGAAATGGAATTGTCAATACTGCGCCGTCAGGAATTACAAATTCATATCCAGAGTATTGTGGATTTGCCGCCTGTATTAACCAACCAAAATATGGTGTTCCATACATCTGTTGAGATATTTTATCTAATCTACTTTGTCCTACCTTATATATGTAATTTTTGTCAGAACTTTTTGATGGTAAATCAATATATGGAACAACAGTTTGTTGTCCATTAATTAAAAAATCGGTATATCTGTTCCAATATTGAAGTGGCATTTTAGTTTAAAGTTACTTTACCATTAAAGGTTTGTTTATCTTGATTTAAATTTTGTGATGAGTATAGGTCTTTTAATTTTTTTGTTTTTACTTCTAAGTCTCCAACCGCAGGGTATATGTAACTACAAGTTTTTACTGTATTATCTGGGATTTTCCAAGTAGTATATGTCTTATAATCTCCGGAATCTTCAATATCTGTTTTAAACTTTGTTTTCCAAAAAGTCTGAAAGTCTCCATATGATGTTTTTAATCCTTCAGATATTAGTTTAATTCCATCAACTAAAGATGGATTTTTCTTTATTTCATCACCATTTGTTAGATCATTAACAAATGATGTAAAATATTCAGGATTTGTAAATAAAGGAGTATTTAAAACATAAAACCTATTATCTTCACAAGTACCAAAAAAGTTATTATTACTGTTTGTGGTAAAGATGCATGTTCCATCAGAACTCTGAATAGTTGATTTATCTGTTTTATAAAAATCAAACGTCATCTGTCCACTGACTAATAAAGCATTAAAGTCATTAATAACTGTTTTAACTTTATTTGTGTAAACATCAAATATTGATCCTGTATCATTTGTTGAAATGTTAAAGAATGTGTCTCCACTTAAATCATAAATTAAAGGTTCGTTAGAAGGACTCATATTGCCATCAGTTTTTGATGCAATAACATCTAACTGTCTAAAGATGTAGTTTATATCATTTTGTATCGTAACTAAATTTGTGGTATTATTTAATATAACATTTAATAACGCAGTTTGTCTTTGAGATATAATATTTGTTAATTTTTCTTGTAATTCTCTAATTTGTTGCTTGGTTGAGTTATAAAATGGTAGTTTAAGTTCGCTAGTGAACGGATCGTTTTCTTTAGAAATATCATTTTTAACTTCTTCAACAAGTTTGTTAACTAAGTCTTGATACACATTAGTTTTACCATAAAGATTTGTTTCAACTTTCTGTTCGGTTAATGGAGATAAATCTCCTTTAATATAGTTTCTATCTTTATTTGCCAATTGTAACGCCCCATACCCATAATCATTATTTATTTTGGATAATGAGTCGTAGTATGATTTAAAATATTCTTGTAGTTTTCCCTCTAATGACCCATAAAGAGCGGTGTAGTCCATTGTTGTTGCATCTACAATATTGCCCATTGTAGATCCACCTCTTTTTGGTTGAACGCTATTAATCACCACCTGTTCTGCTTGACCAACCAATGGTAAACCACCCATTATTTTTTCAACAACATATTTATCTAACTTACTTGTGTCTTCAGTTGCTGTTGCTCTTTCATCATAAATTTCAGTATTTGCATAGTAATTAAATGAAAGCGCGTTTTGTAATTCTTGTACTGGCTCTTTAAGTCCCATACCTCCAATAATTTTAAACGCAAGTGTTATTTTTGCCAACATAGGTTGTATTCCAATACCTTCTGGGTTTAAATCCAATCCTTCGTATGTTATACTTAACGTGGACGGAATAATTTTGGTGTGATAAAAATCTCCAATTCTTAAAACTAAAACGGGCGGAGCTCCAAATGAAGTGTTAAGAGCGTCATTATATTTTGGTCTTCCATCGGGACCTATTATTGGAATTGTTTGTCCTGGTCTTGTACATTGTTGTAAAAAAGTTAATCTAGCATTTAATCCTTCAGGTGTCATTGAGTGAAATGCTGGATTAAAATATTTTATTTTATCTCTTATATTATCATAGACCATTGGGTCTGTTTCTTTTATAACTTGAAAATAATCGCATTCTGAAAATAAACTTCTTAATATTTTTTTAGATATACCTTCTTTTATTTTTTGTTCTATAGTGAGTTTTGGTTCTGGCTTTATACTATTAGTTTGTGTGTTTGGAACAACTTGTGGGTTATTTGTTGTTGACGTTGTTACCACAGTTGTCTGTGTGTCTTGGACCGCAGGGGTTTCTTTTTCTTTACCTGTAATTTTTTGAATATACACACGTCTACACGACATTGCCGGAATGCTATATACTTGTGATTTACTGTTAACCGCTGGTGGTTGAGAGGATAAATTTATAACATCAGTATTACAATTAACAGGTGACGATAGGATTTGACCACCTGATGAATTAGTAACGGTATTATCGTTAGGGTCAGGAGTTGCCGCGGCGTCAGCCCTTGATACCGGTATTGATATTGTTTCACCTCTTGGATCCAAATTAATTTTAAACTTACCTGAATCTTTATATGTTTGTATTGTTGTTGTTGTTGTTCCAGCACTTATAGTTTGTTTTAAAAACCATTGTTCAACAGAGTTGTTTCTTCTTCGTGATAATTTCTCATTATATGATTCAGTTGCAGTCGCAGAAGCCGAACCAACCATATCTATGGTTATTTCACCGCCGCCAGATAAAATTTTCTCAATCCTTGGCATCAACGATGTTTTTATATAGTTAAAGTTACCTTCAACAACATCTGTAAAGAAATTTGGGACTGATGATCCTGAAAATTCATCTGAACCAATCTTAACTTTTTGTGGAGCTTGTTCTGTGTATGTTTGTTTTTTTGCAACATATTGATTATACCAAATATCATACGGTTGACTTGCAACAATAGCGGTTGAGTTAGTACACTCAGGGCAGTCATTATCAAAATAAAAACCAATACCTTCGTATTCAGATAAAGTTACATCAATAAGTTTAGGTGCGTCTTCCGTTTTGGTGGTTCCTTGACCGGTTGAATTACTAGTTACAGTGTTCGCACCAGTAGAACTATTAGGTTGTGAAGTGCTCTCATCTTGTGGAATACTTTTTAAAACTTGTGTTTGTTCTTCTGCTGTTAATCTTGGGTTGTTTAATATTTGTTGGTATGTAAATAAATCGCTTGGTTTTAATTGGTTAAATTTAATGCCCAACTCATAAAGATCATATTTAACACATCCAGCAAAAAATGAGTCTGTAATACTTTGTATTCTTTCTTTTTGAGCCCCATTAAGTTGTTTTTCAATTATTGTGTTTATTGCCGAAGGATGATCCACAATTATTGTCCAAGACATTGTTCCTGATCTAGATGTATTCTTATAAGTATAAATTGGTTCTGGCCTTCCTATAAAAGTCGTAGGGGTAAAATCAGGAGTTGAGTCATCAGCAAAAGTTAACCCATATGGTGGAAACCACATAACACGTCCACCGTTTGGTCCTTTTTCACAAACAGGAAGATCATCATATGTGAATCCTGGTCTATCTGATGTTCTCCATGCTAAGTTCTCAATAGAGAACATGTATTTTTTAACTTTACCATCAACAATATTTGTTGATCCAGGATTTCTTAAAGGAGCTATATTTAAATTATATGTGTTATCTAAAACAGAATAATCAAAACGTCGACCTGATTTAGTTATTCCGTCTGTTTTTTGTAAATCAGCAAATGTATAATATGGTGTGTCTTTTTGAAAGACTCTACAATATTCTAAACCAGCTAAAGATCCGTCAGTTTGATCTGTATATGAAAGAACCATAGATCCTTTAGTCATTTCTTTATACCCGTCGTTAAAAACTTTAGACACTTGATTCATTGCATTTCCAACATGTTTTAATCTTGCCTGACCTTGTACTTGATCGGCAGATTCAACAAGTCTTTGAGTATTATAAAGTATTGACCCTGGTCTAAATTCAATTTCGGTAGATTGGTATTGTAAATAATCTGCAGATATCTGATTAAATTCATCATCTAAACTTCCCGATCCTCCGCCAACCGTAGCCTTAAATCCGGCATTATTTTTATATTTTGGTGATACCCAAACCAATTGTCCTGCGGTTCCACCCCCATCGCTATAGGATTTACCTTTAAGTCCAAATTTAATTGTTTCTTCATTTCCTTCATAAAGAATTGACAACTCTTGTGGACCATAAACAATACTTTGTTGTTGAACCCCAAATTGATTTGATGGAAGTTGATTTGGCGGTCCGTCTATTTGAGACGGTTCTGCATTTTCACTACCAACATAATATCCTGAAGATTGGGCTTTATCCTGATTAAATAATCTATTTACGGCCGCAGATGCTCCAGCAATTAAACCACCAATAATACCTCTATTATATGCAGGTCTATATAGATTATAATCTAATGCCGAAAATAATGCCGATCTTTGTCCGTTTCCTGTATTAGCAACAAAAACCTCAGAAGGGTTTCTATATCGATTCATTATTGGGGATAACAATCCTCCAGTTAAGTTATTAGCAACACCTAAGGCCGCTTCCATTTGTGGTCTATTAACCGGATCATCATCATCAAAATAATCACCTGGAATGAAAGAAACGGGGAAGTAAGTTCCTGTTAATCTATTTGCCAAAGAAACCGCCGCTAACACAGGATTTTCAGGAACTGTAATTTTCCAATTTCTTATAAAAAACGGTTGTTGTCCTGTTGCTAATAAACTTGCAGAAAAAGGATCACTTATGGTATCTAAGTTAATAGCCCCAATTGTTGCTTGTTGTATTTCTTGAGAAACTCTTTCGTTAAACGCAAATTTAAGTTGTGATGCTCCAATTTGAGCTAAAAACGTATCTTGCGATAAAGGTCCGTTAGATCCGTTTGGGTCATCTTGAAATACAAGATTAAAGGTAGGGTATGAAGAATAAACATAATATCCTGGATTCCAATATGGTTGATATATGTTGCCCGCATTTATTATGTCGGTTATTACAATCAAATCCTTATAACCACCCGCAGGTCCCCATTTATTCGTTACATATGCCGACTCAATAAAAAATTCATTAATTATATCTAAGTTCGTTCCTTGTTTTGGATAATAAGGTCCTTGATTTGGATCTAAGACAGGGACTAAATTTACATTAACTGGAGGTCCAAATCCACCATCTGGCCCAAATTCATTTAGTGGGTATAGATCATTTGCAAATAAATTTGTAGACACATAGTTGTTTGGAGAGTCAACAACATTTAAAGATCCTATATTTGTTTCGTAGTTAACAGGGTTGCCGGGGGATGTGTATGCTCCTGGCACATTATACGGCGGTAGGTTTCTTACCAATAATTGTTTTCTAAAAGATTCAGAGTTACCAAAAGAAAGAAAGCTTTCCGACATTTTTTTATTTTATAAATAGATTATAGGATAGTTTTTTTATTTTGAATCGTTCATATCCCACATAATTAAACATTAATTAATTTTATGGTGCGGCAACTCCAGATAGTTTTAATTTAAGATCACTTACAAAATTTACGTCGTCTAACAATTGTTTTGTTAAGTTATTTTGTACCTGATTACCCGTAGCATCAGTTACCTTAACATTAACAGTTACATTATTCTCTGTCTTGCCCTCAATTTTTATTGGTTCTGAGTAAGCGGTTTTAACCTTTTCAATTAGGTTTTCTTGAACGGAATTTACTTCTGTTGAAAACTTACTACTAAAGTCATTAAAAGTTTTTAAAATATTTGTTTCTAAGTTTCCTATTTCGGTTTTTACCATATTATCATCACCAGTTACTTTTCCTTTTATAATTCCCTCAACTGGTTTTGTTAAGTCTCCCATTGCCGTTCTCATATCTTCGGTTGATCCAAAAATATTATCTGAAGCTTTTGCAATTTCTAATTTACTGTCAGCAACTAAACCATAAAATTTACTTAGGGTGGGTGTTGTTGCTTTTGCAAATTTTGTGGCAACCTCTCCAGTTGCCAATAAATTTTTAATTTGTGTTGTAACATCTAGTTGATTGAACGCTAACTCCTCAATTGTTTTTGAAGAATCTTCATTTGCCTTTTTTAAATTTTCAATATCTTCAGGTGTTAATTCTTCTACCTTTTTTTCCGTTGTTATTCCGGTTTCTTTATCTCTAACTTGGATTGTAGCAACCCCATCTTTCATTTGTGCCATTGTGGCAATCATTTCTTTAGTTTCGTCATCATCAATACCTAAAGACGGCATTTTAATTTGTTTAAGTTTCATTTCAAAGTCGGAACTTTTAAGTGCCATTTTTGAAAATTCTGTTGCGGTCAATCCAACAGCTTCTGCAACTTCTTTCATTCTTCTTTTAGCCCCAGGAAGAATTTCCATCTGCCCCGTTTTTTCATTAAACCGTGTAAATTCTTTACCAAGATTTACAATTTCTTTTTGAAATTGTTCAGGATCGTTTTGAGACATATCCATTGCCCTTAAAGGGTCTAATAAACCACTTGATGTTACGCCTAATCGTTGTAGTGCTGCTGACATATCAATTGCCCCTTCTGGATTCATAACTTTTTCTGATTGAGCAAATATTTGTTCCATTTTAATTCCAAGTCTTTCTGCTTGTGCCGACATTTTAGCCAACCCTTTAACTCCGTTTTCAAAATTAAAGAGATTCATTTTTTCTAAATTGTTCATTACTTTACCTGAAACCTGATTAACTGAAACTCCGGCCGATCTCGCAACCTCAGTCACAGTTTTCATTTGTTCCCCAACATCATAAACAGAAATTCCAACATCTCTAAAGTTAGTTGTTAACGTACCAACGTCTTGACCAGTAAGTTTTGCCGCGGCACTTAATTCTACAATGGCCTCTTTACTAACACTGGCCGCCCCTCCAAGACCTTGCATAATTGATATTAAATTTGTAGTTATCTCACTTTCACTATAATCTAATTTAGTTAATTCAGGCGCTACATCAGCAATACTAGTTTTAAACTCGTCCATCCTTTCTTTAGATAAACCAAAGGCTTTTTGAACACTGTTTGCAGATGTTTCTAACTGCGCGAAAATAGTACTATCTAATGGATTAATTGAATTAAGTAGTCCTTCAAATTGTTCGCCAATTTTTGCGGTGATAGCTCCAATGTTTAAAGTATATGCGTTTTTATCAAAGTCGGCAGCTGTTCCACTTAATATATCATCCCCTAACGAACTAGTTCCAGTAGTATTACTAAAAAAAAATGCCATATATTAGTTTAATTAATAAATACTTTTATTGTGTTTTTTTATTATCCTCAACATATTTATTGATCAAATATTTTCTCACATAAGTTGGCATATTAATAAACTCAGAATATTGGGTTCTAAAGATTCTTGAAAAATAATAAAATTCGTCAATTATTATTGTTTTATACTGATATGAAAGGCCGAAAAAATTCCACCCCAAAAGTAATGTCGATCATTACTTTTTCTCCAGACGGGGCGATAATTTCTTTTGATAAGTCTAATCTTGGTTCGTTTTCGGCTATAAATCTTCTAATATATTTAGAATCGGCAATTGGCATTTGTTGAATAAATGTTGCTATATTTCCCTTGTCTGTATTACCATCAATAGATACAATAATTAAAGATAATTTTGTTGTTATTGATGGTGCTGTTCTATCATTAGGATATGATTTTAAAATTGTTTCTATTTTAATTTTATCAGAGATATTTAAAATCTTTAATTTAACTTGTTTTTTAGAAACAGGAAGAGTTGTGTCAAACAAACCTTCCTCATTTGGAATATTTTTTGGTTTTTTAATATTTAATTCGTCCAACAAAATTGTTGATGTAAATTTTTTATCTGTATTCGGATCATTTACGGTTATTGGATATTCGGGACCAAAAGACGTGTTTCTTAAAAATAAAAGTATTGCTTCAACGTCTCCGTCAACTAATTCTTCAGGTCTTAAATCTTTTTCATAAATTTTATTCCTAAGCAAAGGAAGAACTATACTTTCTTGAATACTTTTTTTATAGTCAGCTTCGGCAATTATGTTTTCATCAAACGCAGTTAAATAACCAACTTTAATGGTTTTCTTTTTAGATTTATAAAAGATCCCTCCAGAAGGTAGGGTTATAACATCGTGTGGTAAATTGAAATCGGCTTGTCCTGCCGTGTAAGCATTTTGTTCCATATTTTTTTTAATTTAAACATAATTAACATATGTTTTTTTGTAAAGATTAAAACAATTACATAACGTTTACAAAAAAAAATTCCCATACATAAAAACATATAGGAATTAATAATATTGTTTATTAAAAAATTAATATACTAATATACAACGATCCATTCTCATAGAACTCGTTACTTTAGCTAAACCATCACTAGTGTATGTTAAAGCTCCACCATCATATTTTGTTAAAAAAGCTCCCTCTAAAATCCATTTTTCAACAACAACTCCGGTTGGGTCTAACATTTCAAGGTCAACATTTTTTTTGTAACCAGCCGCATATCCCATTCGTCCTGTTACAGATTCAGCACATAAACGAATCCACTCCATTAATGCCTGTGATGCTGATGGACCAATAGGGTCTCTAAAAGTTACCGCTAATTCACCCCAAGTAAATCTACCAGCAACGTATGTTTCCGTATTTAGGAAAGGAATTGGCGTTGCTGCAATAGTAAGAGAAGGTCTTGCCGTGGACTCTACATACCACTCATTTATACCAAGTGACGAAGGAAATCTTAAGATCCATCGGTTTTCCCTTTTTGGTTCGTAGGGTATCGGCATTTTCATTAGTAAATCAGCCATAATTTGTTTTTTTATTTTTTTGTTTATTTTTTATTATAAATACATGTAATAATTTTTTTTTCTATTTACTTCCACTTTTTTTTAAAATATCTTATTACTAGATCCAGTTATTAATTATTATTCATATTCTTCTTTTCCTTTTTTAGATGTAGCATAAATCTTTAATTCATCTTTATTTGGAAAATTTTTTCTCATTGTATTCACATTTCTTATGTCGTCATCTGAAAAACCAATAAAAGGGTTAAAATAATTACTTATTTTATTCTTTATAAAAGCTTTCTCTTGTAGTTGTTGGGACATTTGTTTAACATATGTCATAAATTCTTTCATATATTTAACTTTTAATTCTTCTGGATTCGCAGCTGATCCCTCACCAAAAGTTACAGGATAATATTTACACATATCCAAATAAGACTTTATTAGTTCATCATTGGATAAATCATCCTCATCTGATAATTCTCTATATTTTTTAAGATTTTTAACTAACTCACTTGAAGATAATCCGTTTTTGTTTTGTTTTATTAAATTATAAATGGAATTTCTGATCACAGATGGGGTATGTCCCCTTGCTGTGACGATTGCAAAAATTGACCCGTTATTAACCGCCTCAACAAAATCAGACCAAGCAGGACCTGTTTCAGCCGTCATAGAATCTTTCATAAATAACTTATCACCAGGAACTCTGAAGTTCTTAAAAGAATTGTCATAAAAGTCAACTATAGTATGTCCTTCATATTTAAAAGGTTTTTCACCAATCTTAGTTCTATATTCTGCAAAATCTTCGGTAGACATACCAACAGAATTTCCCTTATCATCCTTTAAATATATTTTGGTTGGCATATACATTAGATTGTCATCCCAGTCAAAAGCATAATACTTCATAGTAGGGGTCATCTGATCGTGAATAATCTCACTAATGATTTCTCTTACCGTATTTTTATAATTCATAATAATAAATAGTTTGTTTAACAAAAAAGGGGAACTTTCGATACCCCTTTCTTTTGTGTTTGTATTTTAAACCGATTTATATATTCTCAAACGATGCTCCAGTTGGAGTAATGTAGAAGGTTATATCTATAAATTCTAAAGCTCTAGTTGGCTTAATGTAAATCTTACCGGTCATTTGGTTTCTATCTAAATCTTCAGGATCACTAGAAACTGTTACTCTAAAGTCATAAAGACCTCTGTCTCTTCTAATCGCATCTAAGATTGGATTCACCGCATTTAAGAAGTCTTGTCTTACTTGTGCATCGTTCTGTTCAAACAATAACCTCACGGATACCGCTGAAATCAATTTACGTGCTTGTAATAACAATCTTCTAACGTTGATTCTATCAAGAGCAGACTCTCTAACTTGTAGAGTTTTATTACCCCAAATTACAGTTCCTACATCTGAGAAGGTTGCAATTGGATTAAGTCTTCCGTTATAAAGAATGTCTCTATCTTCTTGAGTTAATTTCTTACGAGCCTTTATACAATTTACTATACCACGAGTGTAACCTGCCGCTGCGAACCAAGGGAATGCAATGTTGTCAGTTAATGCCAAGTTTTTTGTAACTTCAGCTGTTGGTGGAATATAAATTTGTGTGTTGTTTACACTGTCTCTTGTCAATACCCACGGATAGTAAGTTGCGGTATAGTTAGAGTCAATTCCTGTGTTATCTAAGTTATCTACCGCCTCAGTTGGATAAATTAATCCATCCCCACCAGTAGTTGTTGGTAAGTAAAGATCGTAGTCAGGGGTTGTTGTAATATACAAAGAGTCAGCTCTATTGAATTCAATCATCTGAACCGCATCTTCAACCAAATTACTGTTATTAACATAATCAATACCAGGTGTTACAAATACATTAATATTAGTTGATTCTGGATTAGCAAATGTTTGTTGACCCAACAAGTATGCGTAGTAGTCGGTATTTGCAAAATTTTGAGTTCCATCTCCAAGAGAAATTTCTTTAAATGCTCCCCAACCTTTAGCTGTAGGATAACGTGATGAAGGACAAGCCCCATTCAAATATCCGGTTCTACCAATTTGGAATCTATCTTCGTTTGTTCTCCATTCTCTATATATATCCCATCCGTCAAATCCTCCTTGAACTAAGAATGTAAATTTACGAGCGAACAGTCTATAATATGCGTTTGTTGGTAATTCAGGGTCTGTTATAAATGGTGAGTTACCACAAATAAATCTTTGTCCACCACTTGTTGAAAACTCGGGTCCTATTGTTAATCCACTTGCATTTACATCCATGTGGAAACCAGCTGATCTGTAATTAAAAGGTAGACCCTCAATATCACAAGAGTTAATAGGGTTTCTTTTACCAACATATTCAAAGAATGCAGGATCCCAACCATAAGAATTAGACATACCTAAGTAAGTTCTTCTAACGTTATCACCTGAACTAACCAAAGCATCGTCGTTTCCTGAAGATAAACCAAATGGAGGATTATAAATAACTTCACCAGGGAAATCATACTTACCTTTAATTATCGGGAATGGTGACTGTGCTCCTGCGTAGTTTCTAAAATTAAAACCGTTAAATCCACAAGGAAGAGCGTCAATTGGAGCATCTTCAGACATTTCAACCATAACATATTTTGAATTTAATACGTATTCACCATCTAAAGTTCCAACTTTGTTTGCAATATAATTATTTTGTCCTGGATCCATTGCACAGTTTGTGAATTTTTCTAAAACAACAGGATTTGCATCTGTATCAAAATAATCACGAATTAATATATCAAACGTTAAATTATTAAATGTTTGATTAATTATTGAAATTTTAATTAAGGTGTTGGCCCCGTCACCATCAGAAATTGTATAGAATCTAAATAAATCATAAACTTTATTACCTCTAAGTTCAGACACAACAAATGGAGAGTATGGTGTTTGCCATTTATCTAAATACCATCCTATTGAATTTGGATCACTACTTTGTGCGGAATCAAGAGCAATTAGGTTTGGATTAAGACCTTTAATGTAACCTTTCCTCCAAGCAAAGTTTAGCCAAGATTGGAAATTTTCTTCTGCAAACACAGGAACCTCAATTCTTGGTTTTTGAAAGTTAGTTACACCAAATACTTTACTCCAATACTCAGGGTCGTTTTGACTAAATGAAGTTTCAAAGAAATATTTGACACCAAACTTATCAGTAACGTTTACACCAAAAGTGGTATAAGGATTTTTAAGAACTGAAGAATATTGACCAGTCATATTTAAAGAAACCTCTGATGTTCCTGTAACAGAATAAGACGGGTTATTTCCGGTTGAGTATGTTGCAACACCTCTTGACCTTAAAGACCCAACAACTACGTTATCATACTCCGTAAACGATGTTCCTGTATAGAAATACATTTTTAATACTAGAGTTCCTTGATAACAATTTAACGGTAAAGTTGTTGTCGTTGTAGTTGGTGTTATAGGAATTGGTGTTGTACAAGGGTTTGGTGTTGGTGTTGGAGAAGGAGTTAACGTTGTTGTAGTCGTAACTGGATTCATAGTTAAGTCCGTAACATAAGTGAAAAATGAATATCCACTATAATTTGTATTACCAGTAGTATTAAATAATGCATAATACCAAGGATCATTTAAAGCTGATTCTAAATCAGTATCATCAAGTGAAACTGAAGGAACTCCAAATACGTTTGTAGATGCTGACCACCCTGCGTTTGTTAAAGTGTTGTAATCATCAGTATCTATAGATCCAAAATATGAAATGTATTTATCTTCTGCGGTAAATGGGTTTGAATTTGTGATAACATCAAAAATCAAACTTCTAATGTCATCATTTAATGTGGAAGTGCCTCCATCAAATTGTTCGTATTGACTATAAAGAATATCTTGAATTTCTTGAGGGAATTGTGATAGATATGAAATTGTTGACACATCATTATTACAACCACTAAATGCTACGAAATAACTTTCTTGGTAAGGAAGAGCACATATTGTTTCACAAGTATATACATCAGTAACTGAACTTAAGCACCAAATACCAACAGTTGATGGATCAACATTTGCAACAGTTGCGATAGACCAAGACGGACCCGCATCATATCCTGACAAACCTAATATTCTTGTTACAAATAGTTGGTTTGATTGTTGTAAATATGCTTTGGCGATATAAGATGCCTCATATTTAGGGATTTGTGTGTTTATAAATTTTTCTGGTGATGTTCCACCGAATACCGTTTGGAATTCGTTAAAACTTGTGATAAAAATTGGTTCGAATGCTGGACCAATTAACGTTTCTCCCACGATACCCAAAGTTGTTACTCCGACACTTTGTGCCACAAAACTTAAATCAACTTCTGAGGTATAAACACCTGGTGAAACAAAAACTTTACTATTAGTTGCCATGTTAAATATTTTTTTTTAGTTATTTATTTCTATAAATACTTTGTAAAATACTAAAAACTTTACATTACTAAAAGTATTTATATTTTGGTAAGATTTTATTCTGCCTTTTTTCTGCCTCTATGACTAATGATAACAAGAAGATAAAAAACCTCAAGATTGACTCCGAAGTTCACGAAGTCCTAAAAAAATATTGCGATAAACGAGGACTTAAAATATATAAATTTTTGGAGTCATTAATCATTGAAAAATGTAAGGATAAAAAAGATATATATGGTGAAAATTAAACTAAACTTTGAGTAAACAAAAGATAAGGATCCTCAGATCCACCACTAGATATTATATCAATCCTTAACATGTCATTTGTATTAATTTGAATTGATTCAACATTATCACCATAATATTGTTCATTTATGTAGACAGAAAATTCTTCTATATTAACGGATCGATCAAAAAGTAAATTACAAGTATATTCAAAATAGCGTTCTTGCGTTGTGACATTATTTAAATATTGTAATTTAATTACCTCAAGTTCTATTGGGGTTTGTTTTTTTTGTTTCCTTTTTATATTTCTTTGGTCAGTTTCAATTACCTGAAAGGTTCTAGATATTGCGGGGGAAACTTCAAACTGTTCTTCATCTATTAAGAATCCCATCATTGTGAACTCATACTTCTGTATATAATATTTTCTTTTCTCTAAATCCATAACAGACTCGTCGGCAAATGAATCATTTATTATTGGAATATAATGTCCATTAATAGTTTGATACGCTTGTTTTGATGCAAATGTTTCAAGAACTCTTTGATTTAAAGTGTTAAGATCCCTCATTCTATTACATATAATTGCAACAGTATATTTAAAATCGGCCGGAACTGGTTGTGGAATTTTGTATATGTCAGATCCTTTTCTATTTCCATCCCATGTTGGTACTTCCATATAATAATACATTTTTCTATTTGGAATATTATACATAACCGCAGGGTTATTTCCATACTTAACTTCGGGGTTTCTAATAACAGTTATAAATGGAGGTTCAATATTTTTATCTATATTTTGAAAATCCCAAGTTTCAACAAACTGAGACCAATTTTGGGTTGTAATTAAAATATCTACAACGGGAATTTTTTTACCTTCCGAAACTATACTAAACTTTTCTTTTACAAAATCTAAAAATCCACGATCTAAATCTGCATGTAGTAATGACTTAGGAAGATATGTTCCATCCTTAGTAATCATGTCTTTTATCTGTTCCCTTCTCGGTAAAAGAGTTTTAGGGTAGTTTAAAGGTATGGATGGTTTAATTGATTTCTTTGGTATTGCCATTATTAATTTTATTACTTTTAATTATATTATAAACCTTTAAATTCGTTTGGCCCAACAGGTGCGGCAATTATTGTTCTAAAAAATGGTTTAAACCCTTTATATGTGTGTTTTGTATCTGAAATTACACGACCATCATTAACAACCGTATAATATCTAACAAAATTTTCACTATCATAATACCCAACATAATCACCAAAATCAACATCAATATTTAAGTTTTCTAAAGTTTTTAAATAAACAGAAATAGTAATATTACCTGGCTCAAACTGATCCATTTTTGTTGATCCAATCATTTTATTTTCAGGTGCTGCAATAGTAATTTGTGCGTTAAATTCGACAGGAGGTAAAAATTTAATACCGTCTTCCACAACCTCACCATAAACATCGTCAGTTTTAATTTTGTTTCTATCAATTTTATAGAGAACACAAGTAAAGTTCATATCACCTATCAACCACTCCTGACCCATACTAATTTCAAGTTCAAAATCACGATCCCCAAAAAATTTACCTAATCTAGAAATTGGAACATTATTTTGCATAAAAACACTATTTTATTGATAAATATCTTTTTTATTAGTATTTTTATTAAAAGACTAAAATTGGAAAACTTATCTTCCTTAGTTGAGCAAAAAGCGCTTGTACTACTCGAGTCATATAGTGGTGCGAATAACCATATAATATACTTACAAAATAAAAAAAAAACTAATGGTAAGTTTTATCCAACAAGAACTCAATCGGATTACATTATAAATTATTTTAACACAACACCAAAGATCGCACGTAAGTGGGTTGATCTTGACACATATTTCGCAAAGAAGTTTGCAGAAGAAAGATATTTGATGGAAACCCCTGAAAAAATTTACATTGAGAAATTATTAGTTGAGAAAGAAAAATCGTATCATATTTGGGGTAAATTCTTTGAGAAAGATCCTTTAACAGAATTTTGGGTTCCTAAATCAGCATTAATAAAATCACACAATGTTGAGGTAGTTGAGGTAGATTATTCTAAATATAGTCATAGACCTCCACTACAACATCAAAAAGAAGCAATAGAAAAATTAGCAGGATCAAGAAGATTCATTCTTGCCGATGATATGGGACTTGGAAAAACTACTTGTACGATCATAGCAGCTTTAGAGACAGGTGCAAAAAAAATATTAATTATATGTCCCGCATCATTAAAGATTAATTGGCAACGTGAAATTGAAAATTATTCAGATAGACCTGTTTATATTTCGGAAGGTAAGAAATTTTCAACTGAATCTGATTTTGTTATTGTTAATTATGATATTTTAAAAAACTTTCACGACACAAAAGAAAAAGACAATTCATTACTCAACCAATCAAATTTTGACCTTGTTATCTTAGATGAGGCTCACATGATCTCAAATCCCCAAGCTCAACGAACAAAAATCATAAATCATTTTGTTAAGAATATTAAAAGAGTTTGGTTATTAACGGGAACTCCAATGACTTCTCGTCCAATGAACTATTATAACCTATTAAACATTATTGAATCACCAGTCGCTCAGAATTGGATGGCTTACGCTATTCGTTATTGTCAGGGTTATCAATTTATGGCAGGTAGAAGAAAAGTTTGGAATGTAACGGGAGCATCTAATTTAGAGGAATTAAGAGATAGGACTTCAAAACAAATTCTTCGTAGGTTAAAAGAAGATGTGTTAGATCTTCCTGATAAAATTATTTCTCCTGTATATCTTCGTTTAAAATCAAAAGAGTATGAAGAACTGATGGGGGAATATTATGCTTGGTATGATAAAAATCCTGACGAAGCATCATCACTTACCGTTCAGTTTTCAAAATTAATGAAGGTTAGAAAAGTTATTTCAAATGAAAAAACAAAACAAACCATAGAAATTGTAGAAAATATTATTGAACAAGGAAAAAAAGTAATCGTATTTACAAACTTTACAGATTCTTTACAAACGATTTACCAACACTTTGGTAAACAAGCAGTTTATTTAGACGGTAGTTGTTCTAAACCTCATCGTCAAAAAGCTGTTGACGAATTTCAAGACAATGAAAAAATTAAAGTTTTTGTTGGAAACATAAAGGCGGCTGGTGTTGGGTTAACTTTAACTTCTGCTGAGGTTGTAATTATGAATGACCTATCATTTGTTCCAGCAGAACATTCTCAAGCCGAAGACAGGGCGTATAGATATGGTCAAAAAAATAATGTGTTGGTTTATTATCCTTTATATGAAAACACAATAGAAGGTGCAATATATGATATTCTAAATCGTAAAAAACAAATTATCAGAACTGTAATGGGCGATCAATTAGAAGAAAACATTGGTGATGTTGCCGAAGAGATGTTAAATATGATAAATAAATATCGATAGAGATATTTATAATTAATGGAATTAAAAATAACATACGAAGATACCAAGTTTAAAAAAGAAGATAAAGAACTTATACATAATTTTATAAAATTATTACAAGAAAAATATCCATTAAAAAAAGAAATTACTGTAAAGTTTTTGGGTAAACAAATTGGCAAAATGTCAACGGGGTCAAGAACGGATAATGGTGAGTTAAAAATCTTGGCAAAAAACAGACTTAATAGGGATATTATGAGAACCTTAGCCCATGAATGGGTTCATGAACATCAAATGTCCGTAGAGGGTAGAAAACAAGGGCCAAACATTGGTGGAAAAAATGAAGACGAAGCAAATGCCTTTGCTGGCAGACTTGTTAAGATGTTTGAAAAAAAACATCCAGACTTAGAAAAAAAAATGTATGAATCTAACTCAATTAAAAATAAATTAAATCTTATATCCGAACAAATAGTTTTAAACGAAAAAGAAACAATTAAAGAAAATTTAATTGTTGAAATGAAAAAAATTGGAATAGAAAAATTACCTTACACCTATTCTTCTTTAAATAAGTTTATTGATTCTAAAACTATGGATGTTCATTACAACAAACACTATAAAGGTTATGTTGATAAGTTGAATAAAGCAATTAAGAATATTAAAGGTGATGTGGAGTTAGAAGACATCATAAAATCTATAAGTAAATATGACAACACCATAAGAAACAATGCCGGCGGGGCGTTTAACCATGCTTTATTTTGGAAAATGTTATCACCAAAAAAACAAGTTCCGACAGGTGAAATATATAAACAAATTAAGAAAGATTTTGGAAATATAAAAAAAATGAAAGATGAGTTTAATCAAGTTGCTAAAGATCGTTTTGGATCTGGATGGGCATGGTTATACCTAACAAAAGATGGTAATTTAAAAATAATGTCGTTACCAAATCAAGATAATCCACTAATGAATGTTGTTAAAAAAGGTGGGTTTCCAATTTTAGGTCTTGATGTTTGGGAACACGCATATTATTTAAAATATCAAAACAAACGAGATGAGTATATAAATAACTTTTGGAATGTTGTTAATTGGGAATTTGTTAATGACCTTTATGAATTAAAAACAAAAAAGAAAAATATTAAAGAAAATATTAATGTTAAAAAATTATTATCTGAAAAAAATGATTTTTCTTTTCCAATAACACCAAAACAAATTAGATTATTAATTGCGTCACAATATGAGGGTTGTTTTAACAAACAATACAAATATGGATGTATAGGTAAAATAGAAACAAAAAAATGTAATACTGATGAAGGTATTTTAGGTGGGGAATATTCAGAAAAAAAATACGGAGGAACAAGTAATTGGTCAATTATAAATCGTTTTGACACCAACAGTAAAGTTAAATCAGAAATTCAAAAAATATGGATGGAAGAAACGGAAGGTGTTGAAGATTTTAAAACTTGGATAACCAACAATGCATATAATTTATTTAGTAATGATGGTATGTATCTTGATCGATTAGCAAGTCCTAACATTGGAACTATTGAGGTTGGTCGTCTTAATGAAGACTATGCCAAAGAATCAATTAGAGAAGCATATAACTTAAGTATTGAGGAAGAAGGTATTAGTTATGAACTATATGAACACTGTGCTGGCGATATTAACGATAGAAAAAAAGGACAAGACTTAGTTTTAAAATTAAAAAATGGAGATACAATATATTTCCAAGTTAAACCTGTAAATGTTAGTCAAATAGTTTTATATGACGGTAGTGATAGGGGTAATTATTTTGTAATTCCATCTTGGGCAACACAAAATAAATATAAGAGCGAAAATGTTGATGTTTTAGTTTACGTAGATAGAGCAAACCAAAATTATATTATGTTTAGAAATGATCATAATAGAATGTTAACGGTAAGTAATAAGTCAAAATTTCCACCACACTTAATTTATTTTTATGAAAATCCACTTAAAAGTAATTTTAAAATACCAATAACCAAAGAACCATTAAAAGTTTCAATAAAACCTTCACTGTTTAGAAATAAGGACAAAGAAATTGAATATTACAATGAGAGAATTAAATTTTTTCAAGACAAAATAAAAGAACTTGGTGGTTCTTCAGAGATCAATGAAATGGTTATGTTATATAAAAAAGAATTAAGTAAAATTATTATTTAATAATAAACATATTTATAAATAAAAACTATGTCAATCATTAATGAACCAGAAAGAAGTCAGTTTTATCAAAAAGTAAGACATTTACTTGGAGCACCATTAAGATCCGTAGAACTGGAAGATGAAATGATGGATACTCTTTTAGAGTTTTCAATTGAGGATTACTCACAATATGTGCAGGATTGGTTAATTGAGTCTCAATGGACATCACTTTATAATTTAAATTTAGACACACAGTCATTATCTAGAGCTTTTGTAACAAAAAGTTTAGACTTTGAAACTCGATACACTTATGCGTATTCTAAAATTGTTGGGTTACAAGCCGGTGGAGATTGGGAAATTAAAAAAGATTATGTTCAGTTAGTTGCTAATCAACAAATATATGAAATACCCGCAGGTCGTGAAATTAATGAAGTGTTGTGGTTTACGCCAGCAACTCTTAATAGCGTGATGTTTGGTGTTGGTGGTTTTGGGGGTTTTGGAGATGGAACCGGACTTGGAGGAGGGGGAGGTCTTGCTCAAATGGGAAATTCAATGGGGGGTGGTTATTTTTTAACTCCAGCGTTTGATATGTTATTAAGAATGCAAGAAATTAATATTCAAAGAAGAATGCTTGTTGGGGACTTAACTTATTATATTACAGCATTACCTGGTGGTAAAAAAGCGTTACACCTGTTAAATACGCCAGGAGGTAGATTTGATTTTGGTAATTCAAGTTTATCTAAAGGGCAAGTTTGGTATTGGTATTATGATACTAATCAGGGTGATAGAGACAAATGTTTAACTGATAATCCTGATATAGTATTACTACCATCTGATGTTCCATTTGATAAATTAAGTTGGTATAAGTTAAATAATCCGGCTCAAGTTTGGGTTAGAAGATATTTTACTGCATATTGTAAAGAAACTTTATCAAAAGTTAGAGGTAAATTTAGTGGTAGTTTAAAAACCCCTGATGGTGAATTAACTATGGAATATGCAACATTGGCAACAGAAGGTAAAGATGAAAAAACAAAATTAATAGACGAACTTATTGGAGCTGAAGGCAGATTAACAAGACTTCGTCCTGAAAAAATCATGGAACGAGAGGCGTTACTTGCTGAAAACCTTAACAAACAACTTAAGTTCAGAGCAATGCCTCGTCAAATATATGTAATTTAATTTTATGTCAATAATAAGAGAAACCCCAATTCGTAAAACAGTTTTTAAATCAAATAGAACAGTTAATTTAAATGACTTTAAAACATTAATCGTTAATAAAGATTTTTATTCTACACTTGGTGAAGACCTAATAATTGTTAGAGATGTAACACAATCAAAAATAAAGTTAGACTCAACAACCACAGAAAGAATTAAAATTAAAACATTAACCAATTGTGTTATAATACCAGATATTGGTAGAATAGATGAGGATTGGGATGAGATTTCTATTGGTCGTGGTGCTTGTGTTGAATTACAAAACATCAATGGTGTTTGGTATGTGCTTTCTTCTGATGGAGTTAAAATGGATTGACAACTGTTAAATAAATTCTTCCCAACCTGTCTCAGCTAATTCATAAATATAATTAGGATCAACACCAACAGAATCCCAAAAATCAACTTCACCTTGTTCCATTTTGATTAAGTTTTCATAAACATCATCTTGATCTTCAGGACTGAATGGTTTGCCATTAATTAACTTACATTGACCTGAAGTATAAAAACTTCTATCCTCTGGATTTTTAACCAATAATGTATCTCTAACCTCATCGTCAAATACTATTAACAATGGTTCTACTCGTTTATTAAATGTTGCAATTGCTCGTTGAATGTTGTATTCTCCTAACATTTCAGGGTTATTTTCTAAATCAGATGGTTCAATACGATAACAATTTAATTGGACGTGAGACCCCAAAATAGGTTTACTACCATTAATCTCAAAAAATAAATCCATTTCTTTTTTTGGCATTTTTTCATTTATTTTTTGGACATCACCATGAGACGCCTTATTTCCATTGTTCACATATAAGATTACATCACCAAGATTAGATTGTATCCCATCTCTAATAATAAGTTCCATATGTGCTTGTCTTGACATTAAACTACCCGACTTTGTTGTTTGTTTACTACGTTTAATGTAATCCTCAACACTTATTTTAACTTTCGCCTTAGACGCAATCTCTGCCAACGGAACTCTTAGGTCAAATATCTTTTGAATGTATTCATAATACCAATCAATAAATTCTTTTCCCTCACCTCTAAGTAATTGTTTAACTCCCTTATCTAAAAAC